GGGGGATACATACCGAATTGAAGAAGGGGGCTTGGCTTGAGGGTAAAGATCACCCCAATTTATAAAGACAAACCAAAAAAATATTATAAATTTTTTTTTTCAAAACAATTTTGGTAAATCACCCCTAAGATTTTTAGGTATCAGAATTCCAATTAGAAATAGTCATATAGAATGAATGAGGAGAGAATTGATTTAAAGTACTGGTAGTCAATATTTTATCTCAATTTCAGTTCATTATATAATGAATACAGGTTCATTATATAATGAATATAGGTTCATTATATAATGAATTCACTTTTATTTATGAATTTACTTGACATATTTATATGAATGTCGTACATTTGTACTTTAATATTATTCACTAAAATAAATGAATTAATGGATGAACATGTTCGCACCAGACAAGTTATTACAGGAACAGAAGAAGTAGTTAATCCTGAGACAGGAGAATTAACAAGTGTTCCTATTGCTCAGACAGTAACTTTTATGGCAGGTACTAAAGATGAGTTTTACTTAGTTTACTCTAAACTTATCTCACTAATAATAGAAGGTAACTTATCTGGCCCTGAAATTAAGGTGTACGCATACCTACTTAAGACCTATGGAGTAGGGGTTCCTATTACTTTAGGTAAAGGAATAAAACAAATCATGGCAGACTTGATGGGTATTAAGATAGGTACAATTGATAATGCTATCTCTGCTCTCTCCTCAAGAGTATCTCCACTTCTGTTTAGAAAAGAAAAATCTGTTTATTACTTAAATCCAAGATTTGCTTTAAAAGGTTCTTCTTCAGAAAGAGATTCTCAAATGAGAATTTTATTTGAATTAGGCTGTAAAAATTGTTAAACATGAATACATTAATACCAGTAACAGAACTTACAAGATTAATTTCTGAATTAGCACCACCTACTCCCTCTACTATGGAGGGAATACCTTTTTTAATATTTTGGGTCTTTAAAAAAGACGGTAAGATAATCTTACCAAGAGGTAATGTTCATTATGTATCAATAGCACATGAATATATGGACTGTGAAATAGTAGGAGAAATTGAATTTAGATGGGATAAAGAGAATAGTCATTGGAGTCTTCTTTTAAAGGATAACTAACAATTTAAAAATCTTTTAACACATTTATTTTGTTATTCTCTAATTAGTCTTTATCTTTACCCCGTACTTTAAAAGTAAGTATTAATCAAACATTCAAATTATATTATGAGACTTATTCTACTTTTCTTATTCCCGTTATTGTTGAATGCTCAACAAGACACATCAATTACTTTCATGTCATACTTTGATTATACAGACTATTATACTTTTACGTCATACTTTGAATATCCCACTATAGTCTTTAGTACAAACACTGAAGAGGTTAAGTTTACTCCAGGTAGACTTGTTTATGTGGATTCACTTTCAAACACTAAGGTAGTTGAATGTGATTCGTCAATCTTTAGAATATTACGCACAGTCAATGAAGAAGTTTTTGAAGAGCAGTCTGAAAAACTAAATCAATTACAATTGAAAGTTTACTGGTATGAACAACATTTTGGTAAATTAGAAGGAAATATGTATGATGACTGTGTAGAGTTTAATCCTGTAAAGAATGCTCCTAGCATTAAACCTTGTAAAAAGAAATAAAAATGAACTTTAAAGTAAAGTGTCACATTTACCCTTATACAATTCATGTGTTTTATGAGCAAACTGTACAAGAGGCTAAAGCAGAATACGAAAAGTTTTACAAAGAATCATTAGATAATGATTTAGAAAATTTTGATGCAATTACAATTTTTCCTACAGGAACTAAAAAGCATTACAACAAACTGGCTATTCTCTTAGGAAAGACAAATGGAAACTTATTAAGCAGAATTCATCACGAAGTAATTCACGCAACTATTTATATTTTAAATAGATTAGGTCTTGAGATTTCTTACCAAAATGATGAAGCAATTACTTATCTTTCGACATATCTTTTTGAGAAAATAATCAACAAACTAAAATTAAACATTCAAAATTAATTAATTATGAACACCGATAATAACACACCTGAAATCACATCAGTAATTGATTCTGAAACACAAGTCTCCTTTGGACAGAAACTTGTAGGAGAGGCTTTTAATTCTCAAGTAGCCGAAGTTAAAGCACTTTATGCTAAACTTGCTGATATTGTACATGAGAAGTATCTTGACCAATATCAAGTTAAAGGACAAATGGAACAACTTCTTTACAAGCACACTATTGGAGAAATTCTTAATGCTCAAATGAATACAGTAAAATTCCTTGTTACTGAGTTTGACCAGTTTTAACACTTAATACAATGACGCAAACAGAATTTAACAAGAACGAACTCTTTTTAAATCTAATCAAACAAACCAAAGAAAGAGAGTTGGGTTATAGATTTATCCTTGATGAGTTCAAAAGAAACAAATGGAACATTAATTTGATTCAAGCAGAAAAAATCTCTATTGAATTAGATGTGAATATGTTTCTTATTCTTCTTTACGCACAAGATATTAATATCTTAAACGTGGACTCTAAGACTAAAAAGATTATTGAGAAACAAAGAAAAAACAAAGAAAAATACACTGTAGAAGAATAATATATGATATACCAAAGAGAGTTTAACCTATCACCAATAGAGTTTATAAAGTTTCAACTTTACAATTCTATCAATCTTCCGAGTCCCATTCTCAATGAGACTGATGTAACTGTTTTGGCATATATTCATCTTTATGGGAATGATGCTAAGAAAAAAATCATAGAGCATCGTATCTTTACAAATGTAAACTCATTTACTAATTATGTGAGTAGATTACGTTCTATGGGATATATTGAACCTGATCCTACTCAAGGCAGGTCTAAGGAAAGAAAGCCTCTTAAATTAAATCCTGACATTATTATTGTAGAGCAGAGCCATGTTCTTCTTACAAAGATTAATCTTGACTCTTCTTCTAATAAAGTTAATCATCCATACTTTAAAAGTGAAAAGTAACTTATCTAAGATTCTTCCTAAACTTCAAGAAAAACATCCTGATGTAGATGTAGAACTTCTTATTAACCATTACTTTGAGATAGCCAAACAAGAAGTAGAGTCTATTAGTAAACCAGAGATAGCATTCCCTTGGGGAACTCTTAGGTTAAATCCTAAAGAAGTAAATCATAAAATAGCAGGGTTTGATTATCTTGAAAGGGAATATTTTGAAGGAAACCCTAAAGGTTTAAAAAGAAGAAAACTCACAGAAATACAGATCAGACGAAACGAACTAAAAAGACTTTTAGACATTTATGAATACTATAAAACAAATGGTAAAACATCCAGGCACAAACACAGGAAGAGAAAACCTATTTGAACCTCGAACATTCACTTTTAATGTAGGGTCAATTTTTTGTACTATTACACCAGATGAAGATTTTATAGAAGCCTATAAAGAGACTCTTTTAATGTATGTTTATTACAATACTGAGTTTTGGTTAGAGAAACCTTCTTTTGAAGATTGGAAGAAATCAATTAATACTGTTGAAATATTTAATGAATACGGACTATGAAACTAACAATAACACACATTAATAAGATGCTTGAGAAAGGTCAATTAGAATGTATTGACTATGAAATAGTAGGAGCCTATGTATGTGGTGAATATAAAATTACTGAAAAAGGATTTAAAACATTAAGTAAGAAAATGTTAAACTATATTACTAATGAAAGCAAAAATAACTCCTAAAAATATTAAAGGATTTGTACAGGGTTGGACACGTTCTTTATTTTCTTTTGCTGTAGACCCTCACATTCTTGAACAAGTAGAATATAGAGCAATCAAAGCAAAAAAATGTGTAGAAGCAGGTTCTTGTTTACATTGTGGATGTGCAATGCCTGAAAAACTCTACGAAGACAGAGCATGTTCTAATGAAGAAAATCCATGTTACGGACCTATGTTAAATCAAAAACAATGGGAATTATTTAAACAACATACCAACATAAACACAAACAATGAAGGACATAGTATTTGAAAATGAACTAATCACACAAGACATACCAGCAGGTAAACCTCATACTTATTGGTTTAAAGGATACAACTTGTCAGATAAGGTAATCACAAGGACTACTTTAGAATCCAGTTGTTCATGTACAATAACTAATATTCAAAAGACATTTCAACCAAAAGAATCATTTACTTTTGAGATGATATTTGATCCTCAAGGCACAAGTGGTTTTTATGCTAAATCTATTAAGTTTGATTTAGACAACGGACAGAAAATAAAACTTAGAATTAACGGTAAGATCATAGAGCAAGAAGTAAATGATTCTGGTAATGATAATGATAATAGTGTTAACCCTGATGCTCAAACTTAAAATAATTTTACTGCTGTTTTTAACAGGTAAAATCATTTGGAAAATTGCCTACGAAAATGGTTATCAAGATGCTTATGAACAAATTAAAAAAACATCAGGTTAATGCTTTATTTGCATTAGGTGGGATGGTAGCAGGATTTCTTATTACTTATTTTATAATCAGTTCTTCTGTTGCTAATAGAACAGAACAGTCTTATTTACAAGGTTATTCAGAAGGTAGACAAAGTGGATATCAATTAGGATATAAGATAGGATTCACTACCTGTTATGATGAAGTTAAGTTCAATATGGATTCTATTTCAGTTAAACTCACCACAATACGAATACTTTTAGACAAATAAAATATGAATCTTTACTTTGAAGAAATAGAGCATAAATACTTTTGCAAAGAACTCCCTGCTCAAAAATGGATAAGTGTATCAGGATTATTTGATATGGTTAAACCTAAATTTGATTCAGAAGCCATATCTATAAATTACTCTAAGAAAGGTAAAAATGCAATTTTACAAGACCTTGCTAAAAAGTGGGAACTTACAATTGACGAGGCTGTAGAAAAGTGGGGTCATTTAGAATTTACTCCTGAACAAATAAGAACTATTTGGGAAGAGAAAAAAGACAAAGGTTTAGCAAGAGGAACTGCTTTTCACAAAGCAGTAGAAAAGAAACTACTAAACAGAGATGGTATTGCAGGTAATCAAATAGAAGGAGAATATAGAAAGTCACTTGATTTAAAAAATTTAACTCCTGGAAAATACATTGAACTTATTATACCTTACCCTGTACTATTTTTAACAGGTACGGCAGACAGGGTAGAAATTCTTCCCAACAAAGAATTTATTATTCGAGATTGGAAAAGTGACAATAAACTAGAATACAAAGGAACTGCATATTTTGATCCTAAAATTAAAGAGAAAAAAGTAAGAAAACTTCTTCCTCCATTAAATCATTTAGATGATGTAAATGGAGTACATTACAATGTTAAAGAATCTCTTTATATTTACTTTTTAGAGTCTTACGGATATAAATTTAAAGAAGGCTGGATAGATCATGTTCAGTTTGAAAAAGATGAACCTGTAGGTATCGTAGAATACCCTATCACATATCTTAAAAAAGAAGTTATTAACTTATTAAATTGGTACAAATTAAAAAAGAAATAATAAAATGATAGACTCAACTATTGAATTAATTCAAAATCTTACATCAAGACTTACCATACTTGACAATGCTTACGTAGCAGGTAATTACAGACAAACTCTTACTAACTTGAACATAGACATCTCTAATATGAATGACCATGATATTCAGTCAGAATATCAAAAGGTTGTATTAGAAATCCACAATACTATTGTACAATTAGACAATTTATCACAATCTATTGCTTACGCTTAAAACAATTAATCATGTCAGATAAATCAGTAACACCTATAAACAGTCCGTTTGACAATCAATTTATCAGTGATAATGCAGTAATAACATTTTTACCACCTCTTACTGGACATTATTTTGTAGAACTATATATTCTTTCTCGTAAAGAAACTCAAGAAGAGATAGAAGATTTTAAAAACGAATGGAAAAATTACGAAAAAGAACTTGAAGAATGGTATGAAGCAAAACAAGAATTTAGTGATCTAGGTATTAGAAATGCTAGTTCCAAACCTGTTGAACCAGAAAGAAAACTCAACGAACCAGAATACATAAAATGTAACCTAAACATATCTGATCTGGTAATTACAACATGGACATCAGAATGGAATGTTAAAAAAGATCATGAAGTAATAGTCTTAGACTATTATCTGAGAAGTAACCCCGGAATTACTGGTGGGTACAATATCCGCATAACTAAAAAAGAATGGTTAAATCTTATTACTAAATTAGGAGCAATCACATATGTCAATACCTAAAATACTCACTGTACTTGAAGGAAAAGTAGTTATAGATGAATCAGTACTTTCTATACCAGAATTAAAAGCAGTTTGGGACACGTATCAAGAAATTGTTTATTTACAATATTTATGGGCAAGATTTGATCCTGAAAGTCCTTATTTTGATTATGATGAAACAGAAAGACTAGACAAAATTATTGGAGATTATCCTTGTGATATTAATGATTTTACAATGATTGTGGCCATTAATAAATGTGAAGAACTTTACAACAGCCCTATTAGAAAAATATTAATGGGTGCGAAAAAGGCTGTTGAAAATCTATCTCTTTACTTAGGTACATCAGAAATTGAATCTGGTCGAGATGGTAATCTTGCTCAAATAGTAACTACTATTAAATCATTACCTCAGATTCTTAAGGCTTATCAAGAAGCAGAAAATGCTTATAAAATGGAAGTTCAAAAAAGTAGAGGTAATACAAAAAGAGCAATAGATGAAGATTATAACTCTGATTACGACGATTAATAATTAACGATTAACAATCAACTATGTGGAAACCGAATAGTGTACTTACATTAAATACAGAAACTAAAGAATGGACTAAAACAAGATTTGATACTTTTCATCAATGGAAAGTCTTTGTAAGCCAGCAATGGAAATACCCGGGAGAATACAATCTAAAAAATAGCGAACAGTGGTTAGCACCTTCAATTAAATTCCAAAAGGATAAGAGGTATTGTGATTATCACCCTAACTCAAAAGAATATAAAGAGTTTTGGAGAACAGAAAGAAGAAAATGTGAACAAGGAATTATTGTAGATGGGCTTTATGTAAGTCCTGACATTTACTTTTTTCTGAACTACTGCATGATTCCTAACAAAGTAGAACAAAAAGAAACCTTTCCTGAAATATGGGATGGTCACTATCATTATGATCTTTATATCTTATTGGCAGAACTCAATGGAGAAGATGTAGCAGGAACCAAGGCAAGACAAAAGGGTATTTCTCTTTATCACGTAGCAAGGCTTACACGAAGATTATGGTTTGGTACTAAATATGCACTCAAGATAGCCTCACAAGAAGAAGAATATGTGTTAGGTGAATGGAGTATCATGCAAGGTTATCGAAACCATCTAAATGAACACACAGGTTGGTATAGACATTTTCAACCTGATGAATCTTTATTTTGGGAACAAAAACAAGAAATTACCGAAGGTGTAGTGGACAAAAAGAAAATCTACAAAGGTAATAAATGTAAGATCAAAGGTCTTACTACTAAAATGAACGTGACTAAAGCAGTAGGTGGTGCAGCAAAAGAAATTTATATTACAGAGGCAGGTATCAATAGTAAGTTAAAAAAGATCAAAGAGTATGTTGACCCTAACTTAAAAATGGGTAATGTAAAAACTGGATTGTTTTTAGCAATGGGTGCTGTTGGTGAATTAAAAGATTCTGCTGATTTGCAAGATTTTTGTTTTAATCCGAGGGCTTATAATATCAGACCTGTAACAGATACATTTAGTGGTAAAGAAGAAGAAATAGCATTTTTCTTTCCTGAAGAATGGAACTACATTTACCAAGACGAGGATACCGGAGAAGTTATCAAATGCTACGATAAAGATGGAAACTCTGACATAGAACTAGCAATAAAATTTCTCGATAAGGAAGATGCCAGACAAAAAAGAATTAAAGATGAGCAAGGATACAAATTGTGGAAGTCTCAGCACCCTAGAACTTTACAAGATGCTTTTGACCAAAGAGAAGATAATCCATTTCCTACTTATCTTTTGAAAGAAAGAGAACAAGAACTTATTGACAAAAAATTCAACATTGTTTCTTTCTTTAGAGATGAAAAAGGCAAACCTAAACATAAGTTTTCTGATGATGTACCTGTTTCTAAATTAAAACCTAATCCCACAGAAGATAACAGAGGAGCAATAGTAATTAAAGAATTGCCAGTAGACAAGGCTCCATTTGGACTTTATTATGCAGGAGTAGACCCTATTTTTAACGTAGATACAAGTACCTCTCGTTCTTTAATGAGTATTGCTATTTGGATAGGTTATCATGAAAAAGGAGGCAAGATATGTGAACCCTATCCTGTGGCTTGGTATACAGGAAGACACAAGAAAACTCACGAAACTTATCAAGCCTGTTTGGACCTCATTGAATTTTATAATGCAAGAACTGTTGTAGAGAACAACGTAAAAGATTTTATAGAGTGGATGATAAGACAAGGTAAAAGCAGGTATTTAATGACAAGACGAGAATTAACAGTCATTAATGAGATGATGCCTACTTCTACTATCAGAGATGAAATAGGAGTTAGAATGGAAGCCGAATTTAAAAAAAGAGCAATAGAAAAAATGATACACTGGCTAGAAACTGTTTGTGCTGTAGAGTTTGATATGGAAACAGGAGAAGGTAAAGATGTACACAATACAAGCAAAATAGGTGACATTATGTTTATACGAGAGTTACTTAGATATAATCCTAAGTTAAATACAGACCGTCTTGTAAGTAATCTTGCTGCCTTAATAGGTGTTCAGTCAGATTCCAACAGACACATAATTAATGAAGTAGACTTTAGTCCCAAAAACAAACCTAAAGTGTTACACAAGAGTTTACCAAGTCCTTTTATGGGAAAACAACAAACTGCTTTTAAGAAATTTCCAAGTCCATTTGCAAGGAGATAAAATAAAATTAACTAAAGATTTGGAAATACCAATCTATTTGATTATATTGTAGAAAACGTATTATATCTATGGGTAAACTTGGAGTACATCCTGGTCTTGAACTAAAGAAAGTTCCTGGAACAGGTCTTAACACAAATAATGAATTTGATTATCCTTTTGTAATGGACGAAAAGGATAAAAAAGTTGATGATTATAAAAATATCAAAAGACTGATTTATCACTACGAATGGATAAGCAGACAGCAAATTAACAGAGAAACAGATAAGATAGTTAAAAAACTAAATTTGGCTCATGGTCAAATTGATGTTGATGATTATGTTAAAGATCAAACTGAATACAATGTAGAGTTAACTATGCTTGGTGGAGAAAGTTTGGATTATGATTTAAAGTTTTATCCTATTATTCCGAATATAGTAAATTCTTTAGTTTCTGAACTTTCCAAACAATATATTAACTATCAGGCACTTGCTGTAAATAGAGAGGCTATTAATCAAATTCTTGAGCAAAAGAATGAACTTATAAGGCAAATTCTCATCCAGCCTTTACAAGCACAATTTGATGAACAAATGAGTGCTCAAGGAATAGAACAAGGAACAGATGTTTATCAACAACAACAAGAACTTTTTCAGCAACTTCCTCAAGTTCAAAAATACTTTTCTAAGGAATACAGACTTGAAGTAGAACAGTGGGCTAATCACCAACTTCAAATTGATGAGAGAAGATTCAATATGAAAGATATTGAAAAACAATCTCTCTTTAACAAGATAAGTACTGACCTCCCTTATGTCCACATAAATCTTTTAGAAGGAGATTACAAACCAGAAGTTATAGACCCAAGACATGCTTCTTATTTAAGAAGTCCTTACACAGATGATGTGTCTGAAGGAATCATGTTTCACTGGTTTGAGTACGAATCTCCTTATAACCTTATAACAAGGTTCGGTGACAAACTTAGTCCAGATGACATAGAAAAGATTGAGTCTTTACATGTTTATTACAGAACTCTTTTAACTAACGATACTAAGGCAAGATACAACCTCAATACTCCCGGAGTATTAGAGGCAGCCCAAAATGTTTTAGCATTTAGAGAAATAGGACAAAATACCAACAAAGACCAAAGATACAGAGGAGACGAGTTTAAAGAAAGACTTGTGCAGATTAGCAATATGTATCTACAAGTCCCAAGAAAATTGGGCAAGGTTACTTTTAAGTCACAAGGTGAAAACCCTGTCACAAGGTTAGTAGATGATACTTATAAAATCACGTACAAGCCGGTATATGATAACTCTTACACCAAGGAAAAAACAGAAGAAAATCTCCTTGAAGGAGAACATTTAGAGTGGTTTTATATTAATGAACTTTGGAGATGTGTAAAAATAAACCTTAGCGTAAATCCTAATCCTGATAACTCTGATGATATCTGGCTTGTACTGGAAAAGTATCCTATCCAACTCTCTGATTTAGGTAAAAAGTTCGGTTCTTATATTCCTGTGCATGGTGGTCCTAAAACTAATAGGTACAACTCTATCATAAGTATTGTTGATAAATGTAAGCCTTGGCAGGTTTTTTATAATTATTTGTGGAACAGAAATGACCAGAAGATTAAAGGAGAGATAGGTAAGTTCTTTGCAATGAATCAAAATGTGATCCCACAAGAAAGCATGGGTGAGGAATGGGGAACACATAATTTCTTAAAATGGGCTTTAACAGCCAGAGATGTAGGAGTTGGACCTGTAGATACAAGCCTTAGTAATACTAACCAATCTAACCTATCAGTAACAGGAGGTTATGGTCAATTAGTAGATATGACTGTTACTCAAGAAATTCTTGAAAAAGCAAAACTTGCAGAAATCTGTAAGAATGAATGTTTAATGATTGTGGGGATTAGTCCTCAATTCTTAGGTGATATTAGTCCATCAGAAACAGCAACAGGTGTTGCACAAGGTGTTAACAGGTCTATCAGCCAACTTAAGTATTTATACGATGAGCACTTTTCTATGTTTAGGAAAGTAAGACAGACCATGCTGGAATGTGCTAAATATTTAGCCCTTCAAAATAATTCCGTAGAACAGACTTATGTTAATGATGAAGGAGAAAGAGTAATCTTTCAAATTCCTTCAGATTTGATGATTCATCAAATGGGTATTTACATTAGTAACTCAATGGATGATAACATCGTAATGGAAAATATTAAGCAGTATGTGCTTTCAGATAATACTATTGGAGCAGATGTTTTAGATAAAGTGGCTCTTGTATCGAGTAAGTCTATTGGAGAAATTTACGCTAAACTCAAAGAAGTAAACGAAGAGAAAGAAAGAAAAGAACAAGAACTCTTAAGAAGACAAGAGGCTCAACAACAAGAGTTAATTGAAAGCCAAGAAAGAATAAAACAGGCTGAATTGGCTGAACAGGCAAGACAAAAAGAACTTGACAGACAACATGAAATTGATGTAACAGAAATCAAAGTAATTGGTCAGAGTCAGTTTAGTGAAGGTGGAGGTTTTGATGAACTTATGAAACTTAAAGAAGCACAAGACAAACAGAAAAACTACTACTATGATCTGATAAATAAAACTACTCAAAACGGCTTGCAAAGAGATCAAATGCAAAACCAAAACAATTTGAGTCAAAGAGAACAAGATTCTAAATTAGAGTTGGAAAGAGAAAAGATTCAATTAGGTCGTGAAAAGATTCTTGCTGATTTAAAGAAGAGTCAAACTATGCTTGCAATTGCTAAAGAAAACAAGAATCCAAAAGGTTCTAAATAAACATCATCATAATTATGATGATATAATTAATAAATTAATTAAAATTCATCTAATTATTTTTGATAATAAATTAAACTATAATCACTTGTATAAACACAACTTTTGTATTAACTTTAAACATTCAATTTATGACGAATTTTAACAATCCTATTCCAGTTTCTCCAAATGCACTTACTGATATGCTTAGTATGTCTGCTTTTGCAGGAACAGAAGCAGAAGAGCAAACTCTAATTGACAACGGATTAAATCTTGAAGAAGAGAAACCTCTTATAGAAGAAACAGAAACGAAACCAATTGGAAAAGAAGGAGAAGGAGAAGGAGAAAAAGAAGAAGGGAAAGAAGGACTTGATATTCAACTTTCTGGTTCAGAACTTCCTTCTTTAGGAGAAGAAAAAACAGACCCTAAACCTCAAATTGTCAATTATGAAACAGTAATTGATACACTTGCAGACAAAGGGATTATTCAAGAGGCTTACGAAGGTTTTGAAAATGACGAGATTAATGAGGAAACTCTAACAAAACTTTTAGAGCATAACATTGAAAAAGTAATTGAAGAAAGATTTGACGGATTTATTGGTGAACTTTCTGATTATACTAAACGCCTTATTGATTTTGATGTAAACGCTAAAGGTAAAGGAGTTGAGCAATATTTACAAACTCTTATTGAAGAGCAGAGTATTAAGAATCTTGATGTTACAAATGAATACGATCAAGAAAAAATAGTAAGACAGTGGTATTCCAGAAAAGAAGGATATAGTCAATCTGAACTGGAAGAAAAAATCACAGAATTAAAGGATGCTGGTCTTCTCGAAAAAGAATCAAAAAGAATTAAGCCTAAACTCGATGATGAAGCAGTAAATATTGCAAAAGCCAAAGAGGAAGAACAAAGGCAACTTAGAGAGACAGAAAACAAAGTAAAAGAAGTCTATAACAAAAGAGTTATTGACACACTTAAAACAGGAAAGATCGGAGGCATTACTTTAAGTAAAGAAGATGCTGGTAACATTTACTCTGTTTTAACAGGAGATGAAACAATTGAAATGAATCTTCCTAATGGTCAGAAAGCAATGATGACCCCTTTAGATGCGCATATCTTTTTCAATAAATATGCAAAAGAAGGTTCTCTTGAAAGATTGGCTCTTGCTACATTACTTCTTACTAATCCTGCAAAGTTTGAAAAAGAGTATTCTAAAAAAATAGAAACTAAACTGACAAATACTTTTGTCCAAGAGCACAAATACAACAATGCAGTGAAAGGAGGAAAGGTTGATACAAGAGAAGAACCCAAGAATCAAAGTTTCACTGAAAAGAATAAAAATGCAAAATGGCCATTAAAGGTCAAATAAATATTAATTTCTAATTACTAATTACTAACTACTAACTACTAACTAAACAAAAAATAATTATGTCAGCAGTTCCTTTGACAATTCAAAACGGGATATACTTACAAACTAAAGAGTTCTCGTATGGCACACACCTTGACACTGCACACTTGATGCAGATGGAGCAAGGTAAAGCACAAACAGCAGATGACCTTGGAATGATTATTCCTTGGATCACAACTGGTTATATTGACCGTCCCGGTATGTGGAATCTTACTGGACAAGGTAAAAACCGTCTTGTGCATTCTGGTTCTACTATTTTTAAATGGCAACAACCTATTGCAGAAGAACCTACTTATTCTCTTGAAGATGTAAGTGGTATGGACAAACCCGGTATTGATGGTACAACTTTTAAATTGAAGTTGAACAAACGTACTTTTGGTAACTCTGCTATCATTACAGCAAACAAATTTGCGGGCTTAGAACTTTATGTTACTGCCGATGAAATTAGACAAGATGGAGATGGTTTTATTTACACAGTTAAAGTAAATTCTCCCAACAAAAAATACAAATGGTATCCCAAACAGTATCTTCAGTCTGGTACAATTTTCTTTCAAATTGGTTCGGTTCTTGGAGAATATGGTCAAACATACAATGATTTTGGTTCTATCAAAACAGGCTACCGTGAGTTTTATAACTATGTAGGAGATGGTTACGCTAACTGTCACTTTACTTGTACTCGTGATGCTGCTCTTTCTAAAATCAGTCAAAAATGTGTAGTTGGTTTACAGCAATACCGTAAGGTAATTGAAATGTATGCTCTTAAACCCGGTAGTGCTGCTTATGATATTTCTCGTAGTGGTCAGGCTTCTTGGGACGCAATTGCTTCTGCTTACAATAAAGCAGGAAAGACTGATGTTGTTGCTGCAATGAAACAAGACCTTGTTAAAACAGCATGGATTCCTGAAATTGAAATGCTTGCTATGAGAATGGTTGAGCGTGACATTGAAGAATATGCAACTTGGGGTTCTGGTGGTGTTACTGAAGTAGAAGGTAAAACACAAGTTCACCTTCCCCTTGGTATTTTCCACCAATTGAATCTTGGTCCTCAGTACAACTATAATATTCCCGGATTCCAACTTAAAAAATTAGACTCTTGGATTACCAGCCGTTTGAAAGACAAAATTGATCCTTATGGTCAAAATGAAATTGTCATTGGTACTGGTCTTGGTGGTATGAAACTCGTAAGAGGTCAACTTAAAGATGCTGCTAACTCTGCTGGTATCGTATTTGATTCTGAAAGATACGTGAAAGGTGGAGACAACATGAATCTTACTCTTGATCTGCCCAACTTTATTAAATATCGTATGGCATTTGGTTGGGTTAGATTTGAGCATGTTGCTGCATTTGATCCGATTGAAGCAAATGATATTGAAAACCCAATTGTAGACGGACACAGACTTTCTTCTTATATTTTTGTTATTGATGACTTGACTGCTCAAAATGACAATATCTATGAAGTTGTTTATGGTCCTGACTTTGACTTCCACCACAGATACATTAATGGTAGAATGAACTACATGGACAGTCCTACTATGAAAGGTCCGTGGCAGTCTTCTAACAATGGTCCGGGTTTTGAAGTTTACATTGAAAAACGAATGAAAGCATATCACATTAAAGATATCACTCGTTCTCTCTTGATTAAACCCTACAATCCGTTCACAGGTAAACCTATCTTTGAACCTGATTACAATTTCTAAATTAATAAGCCCGGTGTTTGAAACATCAGATGCCGGGCTTACCTTTACACTTTAATAATCGAACATTCACTATTACTAATACTAATATTAATCGAACTAAATTATGTCAGTTGTATTAAAACAAATGCCACCGGATTCCAATGATATGTTGATGGGACTTGAAAACTTTGGTTATTCAATTTTTCCCGGATGCTCTACAGGATTTGAAATACCAATTGTAAATGGTAAACACAACATTGGTCTTGATGGTCCTAAAGACAAAGACAAAAGAAAGAAGTTTGAGACTTTTTTCGGAGTAGAATTTGATTCAGACAGAGGTAGAGAATTTCTTGAACAGTACGAAATAACAGTAAAGCATGACATTGAAGCCTTTGATCCTGAAAAGAATATAAGACACGAATGGGATTTGCATTTGATGAAAGTAAATAACGGAATGGGTATTATTGCTGTTTCTGATGAAATCTTGGAAAATACTCCCGTTAATAACTTTAAGTTTAAACTTACAGATGAGAACAGAGACCTTGAGAACAAGGTAACTAAAAAACAAATTATAGTAAAAGCAATTAGCAAACTTGGCGAACTGATGGATTCTACTTCTAATCGCATTGTTTTGATTGCTAAGTATATTTATCCTTCTGGTTCAGGTATTGCTACTAAGAATTTGGCTTTTGCAAAACTCGAAGAATTTATAAGTAAAAATCTGGAGAATGCTGAAAAGTTCTTGGATGTTACAAATCTCGAACCAGAATACCTCGATACTGTAGTAAAAGTAAAAGATGCTATTTTTAGAGGCATCATTAGACTTAACCAAGACGGAAGATACCAGTTAGCAATGACCGGAACAGTTCTTGGTAGAAGTGAAGAAGAAGTAATACAGTTTTGTTTAAGTCCTGCCAACGCAGATATTGTTGGATTAGGTACTAAAGATGACAAGCCTTCTTCTTTGACAAGTCAATTAAAAGAAAAATAAAGTAAAAAACAATAACAAATTAACTAACGTAAATAAACCATAATATTATGGCATTTCCTAAATCAGTCCCTACATCATGGGTAGTTAAAAAACTCGCTGCTGAGAACACTAACTCTTATGATCTTCTGCCTTTTGAATTTGGTATCTTCGATGAAGATACTCATAAGGCTCTTTCTGCGGGTTCTATTACTGCAAGACACAGACGTAAAGGTTATCTTGCTGCTGGTAGTCCTCACCAAAAACAGTTTACTCAAGGTGGTAGACAAGAAAGAATTCGTAACCAACTCAATCAGGATGTAACTCTTAGAAGTGAACCTGTAACATTTCGTAACGTTGATGTTATTAAATTCCAAGAGCCTTCTAAAGTAGAAAAACCCAATATCTACTATCTTGGCTATAATGGCATTGATACTTGCGAAACTCTTAAGTTTGAATGTGGTAAAACCTACATGTTCAATGTACATGTTAAAGGTCGTCCTGTTCGTAACATTATGGGAAATGATTTTAATGAAATCATTTCTATCACAACAGGTTGCTGTGATGACTGCAACACTACTTGTGAATCCGGAACTAACTGTTCTGTTTATGTTGATGAACTGGTACGTGCTTTTAATGATCCTAATCGTTGGACAAGTAGATTTTTTACAGCAGAAAAAGTTATCAGTGCAGATTGTGCTCCTACTCTTGACCAAACCCACTTTGTTGAGTACACTCTTACTGTATGTGACAACGGTGACGAACTTGCTCTTAGTGCAGTTCAAAACACTGTAAGTATGACTGACTACACTCAAGTGGTGGTTAAAGAACGTCATGCTCCTTATACTACTTATCAAGTTATTGAAAAAGTAACAAGTGCAGGTCAACCCAGTAACTTCACTCAGTCGAGTATAGTTCTCCAAAACTGTGCAGTTTGTCCTTCCGGATTTACTCCTGTTGCAGGTGGTTATGCCTATATCGTAGAAATTGATAATGCTAATCCTGCTGCTGTACTCTCTACTGTTCAGGCAGTTTGGGCTACTGCTACAAGTGCAAGCCTTATTAAATTTGAAGGTGGTGTTTCTCAATACTATGTAGTAGCAAGTGCAGTTCTTTCTAATCCTGCTAATGGTGTTGACGCTAAAATTGTACTTGACCTTGGCACTGTTCCCGCAAGATGTACTGGCCCTACCACTACTACTGTGTGGGCAGAAGGTGAAACCTTCTACAAAGTACAGCGTGATATCTGCATCACTGTTAAAGTAGATGATTGTGACACAGATGCTAATGGAAGTGGTGTAGGTGAAACTCTTGAAAGACTTGAGGCTGCTTATGCTGCTTATCCTGAAGTTGTTGATGGTCTTACTTTTAGTGCAGATTCTACTGATTGTCTTTTGAGATACACCAGTACTCAATTCAACAACAAATATCTCCAAGACGGATGTGACACTTTTGCAGTAGCAGAGTTTGATGAACTTCCTCTTTTTGAAGGTCAAAGATGGACTGTATGCCCTTGCGAAGGTTGGACAGTTAATGAAACTACAGGCTGCCCTGTACCTCCTGCTGATCCAAGTGGCTGCTGCCAGTGTGGTATCAAGTTCACAGGTAGAGAAACTACTGAAGTTCTTGACGAATTCCCCGGATATGATTACTTCCAATATCTTGAGAAAGAACCTGTTGTTCTTAGCGTAAGTCTTTACACAGAAGAAAACTCTGTTAATATTTGCGATTACAGTACTGCTACTTGGTTCCAAGCACAGCGTGGTACTTTCCGCCAGTTGAGAGGAGATGACGTAATCAAATACATGATTAAAGAACAGTTCTACAATAAGATTCCTTGGGTAAATCAAGTTGATAAAGAAAATCAACTGTTCCATATCCGCGAAGGTATCAAAAAGCAAGTTGATGAAAAAGCATTCTACTATGCTTTCAGCCTCTACCACAACGTAGAGATGAATGCAAACAACACTGCTAACAACAACAACTTGAGAGAAACTGTGACACTTTTTGTGAATGAAGCAGACCTTGCTCTTGTGAATACTCTGAAGGCATTCCTTGCTGAAAGTTTCCCTGATGCTAAACTGGAAGGTTTCGTTTAATTAAAGTTAAAGTCGATTCAATCATAATAAAGGGGTGAGGAGTGAATATCACTCTTTACCCCTTTTTAATAAAATAACAAAATGACAGTAGCAGAATGTTACCAATATGTTCAAAATAGATTGAATAAAAGCCAGTCTAATTTTTCAGATAACATAGAAAAATATCAATTTGTAGAAGCATTTAATACTGCTCAACTTTTATGGACAGAAAGTAGATTTAAAGTAGACGAAACAAGTATAGCCAGAATAGATGAAATACAACATTTGATTACAACTGTTAATTTAAAACCTAAAAAAACAGGGAGTAATTATTATGAAGTTGCTTTTCCTGAAAACTATTTACACTATAAACGCAGTGTAAGTTTTGTTCCTTGTGAGATAAAAAATCATTTAAAAAAAGAAGGAGATGTTAATGTTCTTCTCGCGCATGAATTCTGGAGACCTTCTGTTGAATGGGAAGAAACAATATGTACAATAGCAGGTGATAAATTGAGAATCTATGTTACTGATTTTTCTATTAAAAGTGTTGAATTACATTATTACAGAGTTCCTAGAAAGATCAACATGAACGATGGGTTTAATGATATTAACGCAAATCAAACTGAAAATATAGACCCTGAATTTAAAAACTCTTCTTTGTTAGAGATTTTAAATTTTACTTGTCAAATACTTGCTTCTGATTCAACAGATCAGTGGAACTATCAAACATTATTAAACTTAAATCAATCCCACACATAACATGAGTAAGACAAATTTATCATTGTTGTTTTTTGATAGTCCTGACCTTAAAGTAATTTATACACAAGATGTATCTTGGTATAATCCGGATGTTGCTGTAGAAACTCCTTTGCTTGAAATATGTCCTCCTAACTATTCTACAGTTTACACTGTGGTATATCCTGTTAGCAAGTTAATAGTGATTAACTCTAATTCTTTTAATTGGTCAAACTCAAATAATTATGATGAGTTAACAACGCTACCTGATGGATTATGGACATTTACTCAATCTATAAAACCAAATGGAGTTGTTAAAAAGACGCACTATTATTTTAGAATAACTCGCCTTAAGCAAGATATTATCAAAATGATTAGTGAGAAATTAGCAAGTGATTCTGTTTATTGTTCTCCTAATAGTCCTTGGTATAAAGAAGTACATGAAATGTTAACCACTCTTGAAGTAGCAAAACAATTGTCTGAACTTTATCATAAACACGATGAGGCTAAAATAATGTACAATCAAGTAAAACTTAAATCAAAACAGTTAGACCCTAACTGTAATTGTTAATTAGTAAATTCTATAAAATGGGTTGTTCTGCTTGTAGTGCTAAAAATCAATCTCAGACAGCACTTAATGCTTTTAGGGGCATGTCTCCAAAAAAATTAAAAAGTCTGCGTCAAAGTAATCCTAAGCCTTGTAAATATACTTTTGAACAAATAAGTGAAAGGTTTGACACAGAAACTAATGCCAGACATAAAAATTATTTAAAAAATGCTTTGGTGAACTACAGTAAAAACTGTAATTTATTTAATAGGCAATTAGATAAAATATTCATATAAATAACATGCTAAGTTGTTCGATTTTAAACAGATTTTATTATAAGTCTGTTTATGAAGGTTACGGTATAGGTAAAGACTCTGTTACAAATAAAGATTTTGTACTTGCTTATTTAAGTCAGAATAGCGCGTTTGTAAATTATAAGAATGACAAATACATGCCTACAGATAGTACCGCATCTAAGTTTACAGGTATCTTAAATGTAGATGGAACTGTAACACAAGGTTTGGTTACTCTTTTTTATGATAATGACCAAGCAGCGTATCAGGCAGGTCTCAATAAATCAGATTGCTATTATTTAAGTCAAACAAACACTTATGGTCTTCCTATGGGAATATCTAAAATTATAACTGAAGATGAAGAGTAATTTAAAATTAATCTTGTTTTTTCTATTCTGTTTAGTATCTACTTTTTCTTTTGGTCAAATTGTAAAAGGAACAGGGATTGTTTACACCAATGGTGTACCTAATCATGTACCTAGAATAAGTACCGAAAGTGAATACGCAGTAGATATTTCTTCTGGTAAAGGAGATTTATACCTGTGGAATCGTGTGAGTAATACTTGGAAGTTAATACCTGAAGGCATTGATGTCATATCAGATGCTTCTGTACCAACAGGAGTACCTTCTTATGGTCAAGCCCGTTTTAGAGTAAATACTATTCCTACACTGTATTTCTGGACAGGAGTTTCATGGGTTCCTTTAACAGGAACTACTTATGTTGCTGGTACAGGTATAGGAATAACAGGAAACACCATAAACAACACAGGAGACCTAAGTAACACTAACGAAATTCAATACATTGATACCTTAAGGTTAACAGGTAACAATCTGGAGATTTCACTTTATAATGATAATGTACCTTTAAAAAGTGTAAGTTTAAGTGCCTTACTAGATAATATTTACACAACAAACGGTACTATCACAGACCAAACAAGGGTTGTTAGTATTCCGGGAAATCTTATTTTTTCTAATAATTCTGCTGCAATAGGTGAAAAATTTTCAGTAGGTTTTGATAATGGAGTATCTTCTACAAATAATTTTTCTGTAATTGAAGGAACAGGTATAACCCTTTCGTCAAGTGAAAATAATATTTTTCTTGAAGGTCAAACATCTTTTAGGGATGTCGTAAGCCCTTCTGTTATTTCAGGAAACGTAAACAACTACACTGGTTTAAATGGTGCTAACGTAGGTATTTTATCTAGTAATGGTAATTATAACATTACAGGTATAGACAATGGAGTACATGGTAGAATCTTGTTTTTGTTTAACAGTGGGGGTTTTAACATTACACTGAAAAATCAAGATGTAGGGTCTAGCACAGAAAACCAATTTTATATAGGTTCTGATTTTGTTTTGAATGCAGATACAGGAGCAGCAATTATAATGTATGATACATTAATCCCTGCTTGGAGAATGTTTAAAATGGGAGGTGTTAGTACAGGTGGGTCTTCAGTACAAACTGTGGATACATTTAGTATTTCTGGTGCTACAATCTCATTGTCTTTAAGTGGTGATAATTTACCTGCAAACACAATAAATATTACCGAAAGTACACAAGATATAACAGGAGGAATGTTTTCTGGAAATACTGAAACAGGAATTACCGCCACTTATGATGACAGTGATGGTACTATTGATTTAGTTGCTAGTGATGTATCTCCTATTAATGAACTTCAAAAGATAGATACATTTGAAATAACAAGTAACCTGTTAAGAATATCTTTACTTAAAGATAGTGTTCCTGCGTCAACAGTGAATCTTGCTCCTTATCTTGATAATACAGATAATCAAACAATAGATACATTTAGAGTTAGCGGTTCTAATGTAGAATTATCTATTTCAAATGATGGACAACCTGTTAAAACTATTCCTGTTATTTCAATTGCTCCAGTTCAATCTATTATAGCAGGTACAGGAATCAGTGTTAGTGGTACTAACAACATTACTATCGCTAATACTGGTGATCTTAGTAATACTAACGAAATTCAACAGATTGATACCTTTGAACTTATTACTGGCATATTGAGATTGTCATTAACAAATGACAATGTTCCATTTAAGCAAGTAGATTTAAGTTCTATAATTGCTGGTGGTACCGATTTATCTTTTTCTGGAAGTGGCCCTATTAACTTAAATAGTTCAACTGGTACAGATGTTACTTTCACTGCTGGAACGGGAATTAGTTTATCTGGTACAGGAACTAATACTACTATTACTAACAGTGCACCAGATCAAACCGTAGTACTAAACGGTGGAAGTGGTATTGATGTAGTAGGTACGTATCCTAACTTTACGATAAATGCTACTGATACCTCTATTACTAATGAAATTCAGCAAATTGATACTTTTAGTATCAGTGGTGCCATTATTTCTAATTCTTTGAGTAGTGATGGTGTACCGGCTAAAACTCTAGATATCACAGAAAGTGTTCAGGATATTGCTGGTACAATGACTACTGGAAATACTGAAGTTGGAATCAACGCAGTATATAACGATGGTACAGGTAAAGTCGATTTTTGGACTATCCCTCAACAGATTGATACATTTAGTGTAAGTGGTACTAATTTACAAATTTCTTTAACTAGAGATTCTGTTCCTGCTAAAATTGTAAACTTGGCAGGAGTAATTTACGCTAATGGTGTAGACTCAGCATTTATTAAAACTGATGGTACATACTTAAATAAAAGAATAACTTCTAACATAACAAGAGGTGGAACTACTACTTTCATAGGTTCTGGAGGTTCTTCAACTGATACCTCTGGAGTTTTAGTTATCAATCAAGGTGCGTTGTCTACTAAATCTGGATTAACATTTGGTGGAAATCAACCTTATTTAATAAGAATGAAAGCAGATAGTAGGGCTGATGACAATAGTGATTTTATAATCAGTAGGTTTTTTATTGACAGTGTTTCTACCGCAGGGGATAACGAAGTATTTAGTATGGGTTGGAATACAGCACCAGGTGGAGGCAGAGAAGATGGTACTAAATCTTCTTTATCTATCAGGATGGAAAAGAAATTTTCTTATGCTCCCGGAGATACTATTTTTGAGTTACACTTAGGTGAAGTGTATTTTGCAAATGGTGGTGGTAGAAGACCCATATCTGCTGCGATCGGTCATAATGCTAATGATGGAGGAGATATTAGTTTTGATTCTGATTATTGGACTATACACGACTTTAAAACTGACGATACCAAAGCCCAATGGGTATTTGGACAAGTGGCAGGTAAGAATAAAGGCATTACCTTTATTGATACTGCTTCTTTGTTTTTTGAAAAGCCCTTAAGTGGTAGTTCTATTTATTTCAGAGATTCACTTAACAGTCTTGCAATTAACGCTTTGACTGTTAACTCTAGTAATGAGGTGTACATTGCTAGTACAAATAGTACGGTAACTAGGTTCGGAAGTCAATATTTGAAAGTACCTACTGCCGGTACGTTATATACTACTGACCACTCTAATTTTAGAATTGGCAACAGTACATATAAAACAGGCTTAATTGTACACGGTAATGATGCTGCAGCCCTTATTGTTAGAGGACCAAATAATGCTACAGGTGTTACCTTTAGGGTAGAGGCATCTGAATTTAACATTCAAGTATCAGGTGGAGCATCACCTTTTTATCTTCATAACAGTGCTCCTCAAATTGGATTTTACATGAATGCTAGTGGTAACATTGGTCTTCTTACTAGTAATCCGCAAGCAAGGCAACATATTTTTACATCTGGTAATCACACTACTAAGATGTTACGAATAGAAAATAGTACAGGCTCTAATGATTTTTATAGAACTATTGCTTCTCCTAATGCCTCAATTACTGCTAATCCGGGTGATGTGGCTTACACATCTATTTCAAGTTTTGGTGAGTTTTGGGTTAAAAGAACTGGTACAGCAACAAACACTGGATGGGAAAGTTTGATAGGAGCCATTAGATTAACTAAAGCAGTACCTACTACTACTGACGCTACTCAAGAAATTGGTGTAATAACTCACAACGAAGGTGGTAGGTCTATTTTTGCTGAAGTTGATGTTAACGTAGCAGGAAGTGGATTTGCTATGCAAAAGAAATATTATATTCATTTAGGTTTTAGTTCTACTTCTGGTTGGAATACATTAATTCCAATTACAGAAGGTGCTAATTCCGGTTGGAGTGGTACTAATGACTTTAACTTGGAAATGAAAACCAATACCTCTGGTAGTCCTTCTGGTGGTATTGATACTCTTAGGATTCGCAGAGTAGCAGGTTCTACTGCTGCTAATGCTAATATAACCATAAGGTTTTTTGGAGCAGGAGTTAATACCTCGTTTACTGAAACTTCAGCAACAGGTACTTCTACTACTACAACTTTGTATGGGCAAGGTGCTATTGCACAAATTGGTGCTAAAGTAGGTATTAGAACTTTATCACCACAGCAAGAATTGCATGTAGAAGGTGCAGCACGTATTACAGGTAATAGTGGTTCTCCTGTTACGTTTATGGCTAGGGATGCTGATGGTGATATAAATGCAGTTAAGTTAGGCAGTGGATTTAGTTTTTCTAACGATACTATTAAATACACTCCTACGTCTACTAATACTTTTTACACTAGTAATGGTACAGTTACCAATAGAGATGTAGAAATTAACGGGCCTTTAAATTTTACAGATGCGGACGGAGATGGTGAAGTTAATATTACTGTAGGTGGTTTAGCAGGTGCTAATCTTTATATGACACCTATAGAACACAGGCTGGAGTATTTTGATGTGGCCAGTTTAAATCAAGTCACAATGGATGATTCTGGTGTGGAACTTGCTACAGTTTTAGGTACGGATAATATTCGACTTAATTCTTCGTCTACTGTAGATATTACTGCAAACTTAACTACATTTGCAAGTGGTATAACACATACTAATATAATTACTCCTACTGCGTTAAGTGCCAATACAAATGATTGGAATCCTACGGGTCTTTCTACTGCTTATGAAATAAGAATTTCTACAACTACACCTGTTAATTTGACAGGAATAGTTGCTCAAGAAAACGGTAGAGAACTTTTACTTAGAAATGTAGGTAATCATTCATTTACTTTGAAAAATAATGTAACTTCAACGGCTGCTAACAGATTTTTAATTGGTTATGATTACAATGTACCTCCAGAAGGTATGGTTAAAATTGTTTATGATGATAATGACGATAGATGGTTTGTTTCAAGTCCTTTGTCTTTAGGTACTGGTTCTGGTAGAATAGCAGGTGGTAGAGCACAAGATGTTTATTGGTCTTATCAAACAGATACTCTTAAAGATTTTGCTTTAGGTTATTTTACTAATGGCACAAGTGATGACAAATTTACTTTTGGTAAATTTGGTTTACACATTGACGGAGATGGTGGATTTAGTACTGCTGCTAAAGAAACATATATTAAAGGTTCAGGATTTAATTTGCTTGGTACTTCTTTTATTGCTGCCAGAGAAAACTATTATGATTTAAGTGCATATACAAGATTAACAGTAGGAGGTACTCAAAACTTGAGTAATTTAGTAGGTAGTCCTTCAAATAATGCTTGGACACTAGATCATGGTGATACAGAAGTTTATGATATACTTGAAATTGGTGCTAAAAAAGATTGGACAGGTACTCCATCCAATAAAAAAGATTATGGATTTTTGTATCAAGGAGGAGGTCATACAGATGCAGACACAAGTGGTATATCTATGTGGTGGGGCATACCTCAATTAACTGATACTGTTGGTAGTCTTCAGGCAGTTAGAGCAATTTCTAAAGAGAGAGGTTGGGGTGTACAATCTTTATTTGATTATAATGCAGGAGGTGCCGCATGGAGTTTTAAATATGATTGGATTAAAATTAAAACAGGTAGTACACCTGCTGACACTGCTATACACAGTTCGAGTAATGACGGTATTACTCTTTATGGTAATAAATATGAATTTCCTAATGAATTACCAACTGGTGATTCAATGGTAATGATATGGGTAGGTGGAAGATATGGTGCCCAATTTATAAACATTGATGACATTAAAGGTGGTGGTGGATCAGGAGGTAATGGTATTTATGGAGGTGACGGAAATATACCTAATGGTGGTAGTCAAGTTACAATGGATACTTTAGGTGAAACTGTTAGATTTGTTTCTGATTTACCAACTACTTCTACACGAGAAATGTTACGTTTTTCTGTTGCAGAAAATGCCTTTACAAGATTTTTAGTATTTACAAGTCCTGTAGACTCTGCTAGATTTTTTAGAGCATCTGCTGGAAGACAGTATACTTTACAAACTTATGGTGGTACAGCAATGCAATTTGCTTCAGATTCTATCATTTCTTTTTTGGCAGACTCTATTCATATTATTGAAGGAACAGCACAAACTAAAACTAAAGTTAAATTCCTATTAGGAATGACTTCTGGAAACATAGTAAAAAGAATAGATGGTGGTGGAGAAGTAGGTGACATTATGGTTAGTGATGGAACAGATTGGACATTAGGTTCTATAGGTGCCCACGAGATAAATACACCACCTACTATTAGACCTTCACAATTAACTGCTACTACGAATGACTGGAATCCAACAGGATACTCTACTACAAAAAGTCAAACAATTGAACTTAGCGGAGATGGATCATTTAGAACAATTACAGGATTAACTGCTGCTACAAGAGATGGGGTACTTAAAACTTTTGCTAATAGTGGTACAAACTGTTTAGTTGTTGCTAAACTTCACACAGGAAGTACTGCTGGAAATAGGTTTAACATGAGTGTAGATTTGATTCTTTACCCGAAAATGGAAGCAACTTTCAGATATGATTCTGTTGATGCGGCATGGAAATTAATCAATAGTACAGAATCTTCTATTGTGTACAACAGTAAAACTAAAGCAAACATAGAAAGCACTTACTCTATAACAACAGCAGATAGTGAAAAGTGGACATTTACTACAAATGGCGGAGCATTTCAAAACCAAAATGCTGTTGGTACGACAGCACCTTTAAGATATCTTTATTTATCTACAAATACAGCAGCAACATCATTTCCTACAATGAATTCTAAATATGTAACAACATATATTGATGACAACACTTGTTATTATAGAATGACAGGCAGAATTAAAGTATTGAGTAACTTAAGTACTAATGATGAATCATATGAAATTAAGTTTGGTTTTGAGCAAGATGCAGATACTACCTTGGAAGAAGGAGCATTATTAATCTATCATCACTCACTTAATTCTGGAAACTGGAGACTTGTTACAAATGATGGCACAACAACAAATACTGTAAACACATCGGAGGCTGTTACTGCCAATACATTTTATAATGTAGAACTTATTTATTATCCTTATGGAGAAGTGACTTGTTTTATTAACGGCACAAGATATACTACTACTTCAAATTTACCTGCTTTATTGCAACCTTTCTCACTGTTTCAATTAGACAAGGATAACGGAACAACATCCCGAGATGTTAGTCTAATGGCATTTGAATTATTCGGAGTATATGTATCAGACTAAACTAAATAATTAATCATTAAAATTATTAAAATCATTAAAATCACTCAACAAATTATGAAATTTATCACCACACTCATTCTGACAATTTTTACAATTTTACCATTTGTGTTTAATGCACAAAATGTCAACTGGACATTTGAAAATAAATCTTTTAATGCAGGTGACACAGTTGAAGTAAAATTCAGAGTTACTAATTTTACTGATATAAGTGGATTTCAATATACACTTAAATTTGATACTGCTAAAATGTATTTAAAACCTACAAATAAAGTTACGTTTACTGGCGCATTGGCAGGTTATACTTCTAGTTGTTTTAGTTTTGCTGGACCAGGATATGCTTTAAAGGCTTGGGAAATAAGAACTCTTTGGCTTAGTGTTATAGGTAAAACATTACCTACGAATACACATGTTTATAGTTTGTGGTTTATAGCAAAAAAATCTGGTACTGTATGTAATTCTTTACAGTTACATTTTGCTGCTCCTGTATGGCCTAATGCTTGGAAAAGCAATTTAGCATACATTCCTCTGACAGTATTTTGTGCTGAACCAAGTCCTTTGAAACCTACTATTATTTCTGAAAGAGAAGATGAACCAGTTAGTGTTTATCCTAATCCATTTACAGATGTAATTAATTTCAGCAAACCTTGTGATATTCAACTTTTTGATATTTCAGGTAGACTGATTTTATCTGCAAATGCAGTTGAAACATTAAATGTAGATTTACCTACAGGTGTATATTTTGTTAGAATACAAGATAAAATATACAAACTTGTAAAACAGTAATCAAACAAAGTTAAAACTAAACTTAAATTTAAATTTAAACTTAAACCATGAGTCATAATACTTGTCCTCCTACAAATCCTATTAGTTCTAATCAGGTCTATGAAGTAGGAATTTTTAAACCTAAGTGTGCTACATTTACGGGCAACACTTTAAATGATTGGCTTAAATGGCTTGCTGAAAATGAATGTGAAGTCCCTTGGGCTGATCTTGACCTTACTTGTATTACAGATATTTTAGGTACTTGCGAGTGCGAGCAGACTAAAAAATATGTAATAGAAACAATGATTCTTGGTATATGTAAAGCATTAGAGATTCAAACAGAATGTTGTTCTGGAGTTACATCAGAAGTAACACTTGAGACAGATTGGACAGCAAGCAGAACCCCTTATGTTACACGTAAAGGAAACATTGTGACTTTATCAGGTAGAGTTACCTCAGGTAATTATAATGGTGTTATAGGCTATCTTCCTCAAGATGCTTGGCCTGATGCTACAATAGTTACTCCTGTCGCACATGAAATTGCTCCTTCTGCTTCTTATTTGATTTTTCTTCAAATAAGTACTGATGGCTCAATAAGACTTTATTTTAATGGAAGCACTCCTGCTGATGGTAGTTCCAGAGCAGTCTATTTGGATGGAATCACATACACAAAGAAAACATTAAATAACTAAATAATGGCCTGTAATAATTGCACCGATAATAAAAAACTAAATCCATGCGGAGATTGTCAGTATGAATTAAATACTGATTGTATTATCTATAATGATACTCCATTGGGTTTTGAAGACGACACTGTTAAAAATGGTTCTTCTCGAATCCTTACTGACATTCTTAAACAGATTCCTGATGAATCTTGCTGCACTAGACTAAGTAAAGAAGTAGATGGTAATTATACTGTAGTTATTGAAGATACTCAGAAAATTTTATTACTTAATGGTAACACTGATACTGAAGCAGATAACACCAATGTTGCATATACTATTGTTCTTCCTGAAGATGCCGCTTTTATCGGAAAGACTTTGATATTTAAGGACATTAGTCAATTGACAAGTGGTGATCCCGGAGGTAGAATAGTATGGAGTTTTGATACTAGTGTTCAGTATAAATGGAATGTAAGTACATCCAGTACTTCTTTTGATACTTTGATTAGTTGGGATTATTCTTTACATCGTACTTTGTATTTAACCTATGTTAAAATAGGCATTAATTATCAATGGATTGTAATTAATGAAGCCCATCCTGATACAATTAAAGAAATAGTTTCTGATAGCGACATGGTTAATTCTTTTGTCACTGGAGGAGCAGGAGATGTAAGATATTGTAAGCAAGGTAATTTAGTTACTTTAGAAGGATATCTTACTGATGGTATTTCTGGTAATACTGCTTTTACACTTCCTACAAGTTTCAGACCTCCTGTATCAGCCAATTTTCTTTGTCAGTATGATGATTTGGATTTTATAGCCTTAGTAAATATAACATCAGCAGGTTTAGTTCAAGTCAGTATTCCGGGTCAATCAGGAAATCCAATAACAGGTAATGTTTCTTTATGGGGCATTAACTTTTTAATAAACTAACAAATAACAAATAACAAACTAATAAACAATAAACTAAATAAATTAATACTATGGCTTGTTCTTCTTGTAAAAAAACTACATGCTCTTGCTCTGGTTCGTGTACAAACTGTACTTCACAAACTACATATTTAACTACTTGTTCAGGCTGTAGTGAAACAACAAATGCTGACTGTGTAATATATAACGGAGCAGTACTTCCTTTTGAACCCATCACTACTACGAGTGGCTCTTCCAGAACATTATCTGATTTGCTCGCATTGTTGAGTAGTGCTTCCACTGATAGAGAATCCAAATTAATTAAGTTTAATTCAGATGGTACTACAGATGATGGTACTGCTTATACTCTTGTGGCAGAAGATGCTTCTAAAATTCTTTTGATTACACAAGGTGGTTCTGGTGAAACAAGTACAGTTACAAACACAATCACGTTACCTAATACTGCTGATTTCATTAATAAAGAAATCATCTTTAAGAATATTTCAACTCAATATGATCCGTCAGGCACTCCAATAGTGATTCAGTTTAATCAGGCTGTTCAATATGAATGGAATCCTGCTGTGGCTTCTACTGTGCTTTACTCTGTACTTGAGTCCTCTCATTCTGTAGTGAGGCTGCGACTGATTAAAACAAGTGAATTGTCTTATCAATGGATTGTAATTGATTAGAATACGAATAATAAAAACTTGAATGTTTGGTTGATATGAACCTGCACCAAAAGAGGTGTGGGTTTTTTATTTGGCTAAATCTTTGATAATCAAATATAATCAGTACCTTTGACTCATCTTTCACAAACCAATATACGATGTCAACAGTTAAACAAGACACCATCGAATTAATTTACAAAGCATTTCAAGAAAATCCCACCCGTCTTTCCTACTCAACTGAGAAACTAAAAAAGCAATTTAATGCGTCACAAGAAGAAGTTCAAAAAGCAAGACTTTATTATAGATTGAACTCTTTAGATTTTATTGTAGCACAAGCAATGGAAAAAGGTGTGTATTATGAAGATTCAATTCCAGAAAATGAACTATTTGAGACTTTTACTGGAATAGAAGAAAATTGGAAAAAGCAACTTAAAGAATATTTTATAACAGGAATTTCTTCCGTACATATACCTCCTGTAAGTAATGAATGGGAAGTAAAACAAAAATGGGTTAAAAACAAAGAAACAGGTGAATCTTCTTTAATGGTTAGAAAACCTAATACCGAAAACTTTAAAGAAGATTTCAATAAGTTCTTACAGAACTACAAGCCTAAATCTAATTCATTCCTTCCTCAAGTTTACGACAATATTCTTTTTGTCTATACCAGTGATAAACATATTGGAACCAAGACTAAAGAAAATTCATTATTTGATAATGAATACAACGCAGAAGTATTTAATCAAAGAATGAAAAAGACTGCTGATGAAATTATCAGATTGAATTTCATTTATCCTTTTGAGCAAATTGTGATAATGGATTTAGGAGACACTGTGGATGGCTTTAATTCTTTAACTACAAGAGGTGGACATTCTCTTCCGCAGAATATGACAAACAGAGAGGTTTATCAAACTTTTCTGGATGTTCATTTGAACTTCATGGATTACTTAATAAGTAATGCAAGATGTAAAAACTTTGCTTACATAACAGCAGGAGAAAGTAATCACGGAGGAGATTTTGAATGGATTTGCAATAAGAGTCTTGAAACAGCACTTAATCTTAAGTTTCCGCAAGTTCAAACTTACATAGGAGATAAATTCGTAGAACATTTTGAATTTGGAGATTACTGTTTTATCATATGTCACGGAAAAGATATTGAAGACATGAAATATCCTCTTCCTAAAAATCTGGACCCAAAAACAGAACTTTGGATTAAAAGTTACATAGACCAACACAAAATTAAGTCTAACCACATCTCTTTTATTAAAGGAGATTTACATTTGGCTTCTACAGAATATTCAGACTTCTTTAGGTATAAAAATGTTCTCTCAATGTACGGTTCAAGTAAATGGGTACAAACAAATTTTATGAAAAACACTAAAGGAGTTTGTATGGACATACTTTCAAATGACTCAATAACTGAACATTATCTTTTCTTTTAAAGAACGATAAAAATCAAAAGTGAACATCTAACGGTGTTCACTTTTTTTATTTAATATAAAACTCAATTAATAACATAAAATTTGTTAAATTATGAGGAGTGGTGACTATGATTTGTATAAAGTACAATTGCACATTGTTGCATGGTACGACTACAAAGAAAAACACAACGATGCGAATCTTACTAATTTAGAGTACCGAAGAATTCTTAAGGACTTTTGTGATTTGGTGATGGAAGAGGTATTTACAAACATAGACGGATTTGAAATTCCTAATAAGTTTGGAACATTAATGATGATAGGACTTCCTCCAAAATCCAAACTAACAAAGTATGAAAAACAGATTTTAAAATTAGTAAGAACTGAAAATTATGTGTACTCTCTCAGATGGTTACGAAACAACTATAGATGTAAAGTAAAAAACATATACTATTTTACATTCTCTACTGGTAAGTTAATTCGTAAAAAAATATATGCTTGTATATTAAAAGATAGATTTTTTAATTGGTTAAGACTTGACCAGTATCATTTAATAAGTAGATTAGAAGATTTTGAAATAAATAAAGGTATATCGGAAGATAATTACAAAAGAAAGAAAGGTCAAGGTCTTTTAAAACAACAAATAAAAAACAATGGAACAAACAAGAAGGACAATCATATCGAGACTTAGAGAAGGAATCAAAGAAGTAAGTGCTGATAGCAACTATACTAATAGGTATTTGTGGCATGTGTTTTCTACAGCAAGTCACAAACTCTTTAAAGAAGATGCTGATAAAGGTAAAATTTATGCACAAAGCAATCCTTGGGAATCTATTTGTGTAGAGATGGAACCTGTATCTTCTCTTTTCTGTGATTGTATTTATCTTCCTTATAACTGTGAAGTGTTTAGGTCTAAGTTTAAACTTCCTAAAATCATAGAATCCAGTACGGGATTTATATACAGAATGATTGCCAGTCCAGATTTAAGTCAGCAATTTACTTTGGTAAGCCCTTATCTCTATTCTGTTAAATCTAAAATCAAGTACAATAAAGAAAAGTATGCTTTTTTCTATGATGATTATTTGTATACACCTAATCATAGATTTCCTTCTCTTGTTGTAGCAGGTCTTTTTCAAGGAGACACCAGTAAGTTTAATTGTAAACAAGACTGTGAACCTGATTCAGGTGTATGCGGGTCTGCTTTAAATGTCAGTGTGACACTTAACGACTATTTAATTGATGCTTGTATTAAAATAGCACTTACAGAAATCTTACCTGTTCTTCAGAAACAGCAAGATAATCTTGCAAATAATAACGAAACCCAAAAGGAAGCAACTCCTTAAGAACAATAAATTATGTCAGCAACAATAAACGGAGTTAACTATAATTATGAAAGTTCTGTATTAAGTACTGTCAGGCTTAATAAAGAAACAAATTTTATTGATGCTCAAGAGTTACTTGCAGAAGTAAAAAACTTCTTAGGAAAGTACATGCAAAGAGCCTTACTGGATGATTCTGTTTTTTATCCTAAGATAAGATCATGTCTTGCTAAGTGTGGAGCCAAGATTTATCCTATTGGCACTACAGTGGTTCCTGTAAAGGATTATAGGGCAGAACTTCCATCAGACTTTCATAAACTTGTAATTGCAGTAGGGTGCTTTGATTACACAACAACAAGTTTTAATGAAAATCCTAACTTACATGATGTACCAGAAAGTGAGATCACTAACTTTTTGATTACCAAACCTTCTTACACATGCTTAGATGAATGTGGAGAAAACTTTTATGTAATTCAAAAGTTTGAAACTTTCTCAGTGAGTTATAGAGACTATGTAGGTCTTAAAGTAAGTAAAAATTCTTGGCCTAAATGTTCTAAAAACTGTTTTAATAAATATCAGTTAGCGGATCAAGAAATAGAAATTACAGATCATATTACTACTAATTTTCCTACAGGTTGGATATTTCTTGAGTATCTCCAGAATTTAGAAAGTCAAGATCAAGACCTTATAATTCCTGACTATGCTCAGATTAGAGATTGGGTCAAGGCTGCTTGTATTACAGAAGGGCTTAAATTCCTTTATCTTAACGGAGAAGATGTGGAAAGAAAATGGCAACAATTCAAATTAGAAGAAACTACACTTGAAAATAACGCACGTTCTTTTATTAAACAAAACGATTTTAAAGAATTGTATGATGTGAGGAAAATGTTTGCTGGTAGATACAACAAGTTTCATCAAATGGTATATGGTGTAAATTACTGATTATTAAATAGTTATGAAAGAAGTCACTTTATTATCCGAACATTTGAAAAATTCAGAAATTCTGAAATCTATAAATAATTGCATTTATTTGATTCATAATCTTATAAACAATAAAGTTTATATTGGTCAAACTATAAACATGTGGGAAAGGATTCCAACACATATTTACGATTCAAAAAAAGTAAATAAGCCTCTTTCTAAATCCATAAGAAAACACGGACTTAATAATTTTAAAGTTTATGTGTTAGAAAAAGATTTAGATAAAAAAGAAATGGATATAGTTGAAACTGCTTTCATAAGTACATATAAATCTTATGACAGGGAATTTGGTTATAATGTATTAAAAGAAGCCAAAACACCAAAGGGAATTAAACATACCTTTGAGGCAATAAATAAAATAAAAGAAACCTGGAATAAATCGAATTATAGAGAAAATATTTCTAATAAAGTTAGAGAGCAATGGAAAAATGAAGAATGGAAGAAAGATATTTTAGAAAAGAGAAAAAAGTCTATGAGTACTTCAGAATATAAACAAAGAAGATCAGAAATATCAAGGAACACTTACAAAAGAGATTGTATAAGAAACGAAAGAAAAGTTTGTCAATTGGATATTAAAACATTGGATATAATAGAGACTTTTAATTCTATTAAAGAAGCAGAAATTAAGACAGGTATTAGTAGAGGTGATATAAGTAATTGTTGTAGGGGAAAAAGAAGAAATGTTGGTGGTTATAAATGGAGATATGAAAATGAGAACCTTAAATTGAAAGAAGATGGGAGAAAAGGAAGAACTGTTTTACAAATCAACAAAGAAACTAATGACATAATAGATAGGTTTGATTTTATTATTTGGGCAGCAAGGAAAAATAATATTTCTGTTTCTGCTGTATATAGATGTTGCAATAATCAAAAAAGAACAGTAGGTGGTTTAGGAAAAGTAGGATTTAAATTTGAAGAATAAATGGCAATAGATAACAACAATATCGCACCTCTTTCTGCAAAGATGATGAACTTGGATGTTCATCCTTCTCTGCTGTCAAGTCATGATATTTTTTTACTTATAAACGGTGATGTTTCCGGCAATGAATCTAACAATAACAGTTGGTTTGTACAAAACCAACTAAGTAACTCCTTGTGTTTTGAATTTCCTGAGAACTATGTTCTTAATGGTCCAGGTATTCAAATGAACCAGTTTGATTACGCTCTTTTCTTTGTAATCAATGATACTGAAGGAAATTACGTAAGTAGTGAAATAGGAATCTGGAACTCTAAAAATTGTACTTACGAGACTTATGTAAATGAGGTTTGTCTTAACTTTAATTTAAATTACCCTGTAAGAGGTGTTTACAAACACCTAAACAATACTAATGAAAGAACCATTTATTTTATAGACGGGTACAACCCCAATAGATATTTAACATTTAAAGAAGATGGTACTTACCCCGTTACTTACACAGGCTCTAAATGTGATACATGTGATTATGAAGAAACAGCAGATTTAGATTGTGACCAACTTAGGATAAATAAATTGTTCACACCTCCTTGTTTATCTTTATTGGATAACAGAGAAGGTCAATTACCTACTGGAGTTTATCAAGTAGGAGTTGCTTATTCTGAAGATAACTTAGTTCTAACAGATTATTATTTTAGTCAGGCAATCAGAGTTTTTTCTGAAAATTCCAACATAGGTTTTAATGTAAACATAGATTGTATTGATACCCCATTTGACCAGTTTTCTTTGGTACTTGTAAGCAGAACTAAAGAAAACTCGCTTGTTGTTTATAATTTAGGTTTTTATTCAGTTGCCAATGGTAAAGCAGTAATCACTAATTTAGATAATGCTACCATATTAGATACTGCTTCTGCTCTAACTAAGAAGCCTATTTATGATTATTCTCAACACATAGCAACTAATGGTGAAACATTACTTTTAGGTAAACATCAAAAAGTAGAACCTTTAAATTACCAACCTCAAGCAAATAACATTGTTGTCAAATGGCAAGAGATTAAAGTGCCTAAGGACAAAGCCTATTTATATCCTTCTTTTATGCGAGATGAGGTTTATGCAATCAGCATAGAGCCTTTTGATAAACTTAGTAAAGGTAGGGGAGTATTTAATATTCCTGGAAGAGCACCCTTAGAAAATGACTTGCTTGAGATTCCAGAAGATAATGACATTTATGAAGATGGTACTTGTGACCCTACTCCAATATATACATGGCAAGTTAAAAACACAGCCACAGTTATCTTTGAAAATGATGTTCAATGTGCAGACTGTTCAGGAGAAACAATAAGTAAAGAAGGTTTGATGGGTTATTGGGAATCTGAAAATCTTACCTATCCTAATGATGAATCTACATGGGGTGATTTAGCATGTCAACCTATAAGGCACCACAAAATGCCTTCTCATGATCTGACCCACATTCACGATAATTATAATGTTGTCACAACAAATGTGTTAGGTGTAGAAGTACCTACAAGAATAGAAGACCCTGAATGTGTAAATATCCTTACAATAAAATTAGAAAATATAGAACACCCTATCACTGATGGGGTTTACGATCAAAACATAGGTGGATATAGAATTTTAGTTTCAGATAGAAACGGACATAAAAGTATTTTACATAAAGGTCTTCTCTTTAATTTGAGAAGAGAAATCCTTGATCCTACAATAGGAACAGAAGAAATTCTATTTCCTAACTATCCTTTTAATGATTTGCACGAAGATGTGTTTTTAACAGAAACACAAAGTGCAAGTGATCCGGCAGGTAGTACAGTAGAAACTTCTCTTCCTTCTTATTATTCTATTCAGCAATTTACGTATCACTCTCCTGACATTCATTATAAAGAAACAGAGCAAGAGATAGGTACTGAAATGAAAATTTACGGAGAGTCTATTGCTCATATTAAAGGAGGATACCATAATGTTTACAGGCATCCTCAAGGTGTATTTGGTGTACCGTTAGAAGATACTAACTTTAGATTTAATTATGCTACTCAAGCAGACAGTATTGCTCACTATACTAAATTTGATGCTTTCACTGATTTATATAAATCAAGGTTTAGAATTACAGACTCACAATATCTATTACCTGTAAAACAAATAACAGGAGATGGATGGAGACTTAATAACTTTTACAGAGAATCATCTTATTATATTCGTACAGGCAGAAATGTTCCTGTACCCACTAATATTGATACAAGTAGAGTTTTGGCAAGTGAAGTAGGTTATTCTGGTTTAGAAGAATTACCTACATACAACTCTTTTGATTCAGTAACAAGAGATGCAGGAGATATGGACATACAGGCTGTGTCTCAATATGTTGGGATAAAAATAAAACAACCAGATCAATACGGGTCATTAGAACAGATTAAGTACAGACCTGTAACTTGCATTATACAAGCAGAAGACCCTTCTGGATGTCCTACTTGTGATCCTTCTGGTAATTCTAATTATCCTGATATAGCACCTTTGTTTTATTCTACAGACAAAGTGTTCGGAGGAGATGTTTTTATCACAAAACATTCTTTGATTAGAAAAATGCCACTCTTTACAGAGTGGTTGTATGATGTTCCTGAAACAACTGAAATAAATTATCGAAACTATAGAAATGTATGGTTTCCTAAATTTTGGTACGATAACTTATCTGGTGTAAATGACGAAGTGAATTTAGATGGTTCTGTGGATTTGGCACCTTCTTCTTCTTATCTTTTAGCAGGAAAGTTTTATATTTTTGTTACAGGTATTGTCGACTACTATTGTGAAAGTGAATTTATAGGAAACTTCAGAGAAAGAGACTTTACTCCCAATGGTTCTTTCTATCCTAAAGCAACCATAGAAGATTTGACACGAAGTGATAAAATTCCTTTAGATAATAAGTATTTGTATAATTTTATTCTGCTCAATAACGAACTGGAAAGGTTGTATCAAAATCTTAATCCTACAAGTAGTGATGCTGAGTTTACAGTAATTTATTCTCAAAAAGATGATTTTCAAACACAAGGTGATCCTTGGTTGCAATTCCTTCCTTTAAATTATACTATTCTTCCAAGAATATATGGTTCATTTACAGGAATACACTACACTGATAATTATTCTATTTTCCTTATTTTTGAAAACGAAATACTATATTCTCAAGTTTATTTTACTCAAACTACTGACCAAGGAAACAAAATACTTTTAAATCAAGGAGATATATTTTCTAACAGATTAACCAAGTTAAGCAATGAGCAAACTGGTTATACAGGAAGTGTTGATCCTTTGTCTTTTGTTAACACAAGATTTGGAACTTTTTTTATAGACAGATACAGAAAGAAAATATTTAGATGGACAGGTAAATTGGATGATGTCACTAATAATATGTCAAGTTGGTTAAACAATTATTTGAGTGATACTTTACCAACCTATAAAAATTCTATAATTACTATATTTGATAATTTCACAGAAAATCTTTATATTGCAGATAGAACTCAAACAAGAAAAGAAGATAGATGGGGTTTAACTTATAAACCTAAACTTGAAGGAGTAGTGAGTTTCTTTACTTGGACTCCTGAATGGATGTTTATATTACCTAATAACTTTGCGTCTAGTGATCCTTCTGGTATTTGGACACATAACGACAAGTTTAGTTATCAGCAGTATTACGGAGAACAGCATGATTTTGAAGTAGGAATACTTGTAAACAATCAATTTAAAAATGCTGAATTACAAAGTGTAGAGTTATTTTCTGAATGGATTAAATATTCTAATTATGGAGAACCTATTTATGTTAGAACAGAATTCTTTGATGAATTACTTGCATATAATAACACAGGTTCGACAGGTACAATGACGGTACAGTTACGAAATAAAAAGAATCCTGCTACTGTTCAGAATGATAAAAACACACCTACAATTATAGAAGTAACTCAAGTTAATGATTCTGTATACAGATTTAATAAACTTCAAGACTTCAGAACGCCGGGTACTAATGAGACTTTACCAATGATTCAGTGGGAAAACAATGGTATTAATTATTCAGCAGTAGGTACAGATACAAATTTAAATCCTAGACAAAGAAGTGATTTAAAAGGTAAATGGATAAAACTTCATTTAAAAAGCAACACTAACAGTGAGCACAAAATACTCGTACAATTAATAGTTCCTAATACAGATGAAACAAAAATATAAACTAAGTAAAAGAGCAGAGGCATATTTAAAGGCTCAATCAGGACTTCAAGTACCTTATGAATCTCCTTATCAAGATGATACTACTCCTTTTGACTTAGGGCAAATTGATCCTAGTTTACAAGCAGCACAACAGAATCAAGTTGTAAAATCTAACTTTGGTAATTCTCCTGACTTGGTATCAAAACCTAATCCTGCTGCTGCCTTGTCTAATTTACCTCTTAGTATAGGAGCAGGTATAAAAACTGCAACTGGATTAGTGTCTTTGTTTCAATCTTTTGGTGAAAAGAAAAAGGCCAGAAGAATGAAAAATAATGCAGAGAAAGACCTACAAAGAAGAATGAAGGAAAGTAGAGAAAATGATTTTTACTACACAGGTCACTCAAGTGGCATGTATTCAGACTTTAATAAAAAGGGTGGTGCGGTTTATCAGGATGGTGGATTTATGGATTACTATAATAGTATGGAATCCCAAAATAAAAACACTCAAAATCAATGGGAATCATATTATCAAAACTATGTTGATTTACAAAAACAAAAAGCAAATCAACTTCAACAGGAAGGTATAGGAAATATTATTGGTGGTGTAACAGATCAAATAGGATTAGCAACAAAAGTATTAACAGGTGGAATAGGTAAGAAAGGAGGAATGATTAAACAGTCTGGTGGGTTACTAAATGATTCTTTAGTTCAAAGAAGCACTACTCAAACAGCATTAACTGATTTGACTCCTGCCCATTTGAATCTTTTGCATCCTGATACAGTAACTAATGACAGCATAGACAGAGAAAGAGAATCTTTTGTATGGAACTACAAACAAAATAATCAGCCAATGTTTGATCTTATTGTTGGTAGAGACCCTGAAAAAATAAGACATAAAAGATACTCTGCTTTTGATAAGAGCAGAAGAATGAAACAAGAAGGAGGAGAAATAAATGAAGCAGATGCAGTCATCAATGAAGATTTATATTCTGCTGATTTTCAAAGCCCTATTGCTAATCAGAAACAAGATGCACAATCTTATTTTCAAGAAACAATGAATAAGTATCAGGCTCTTGATCCTCAAGGTTCTTTAGAAAACAAAGCGATGAGTTGGATATTTGAAGAAGAGCAAGAACCAAAAAGATATGATGTGCAACAAGTTTTTCAAAATCAAGACAAGCCGATACTTAAAGTAGTAGAGGATTTTAAAATGATGGGCCTTAATCCAAGCAGTATAGATTCAGGTAAGCATAATGTGGGTTCCAGACACTATGAAGGAAAAGCAGTAGATTTGGGGCTTAATACTACTTTTGGAGGTGACATAAACAAAATGAAACAGTTTAAACAATGGTTTGAGACAGAAGGAAAAAATAAATATCCGGGTTTAAAACTTATTGATGAAACAACAAAACCTTCTGGTCAAAAAGAATGGTCTGGAGCACATTATCATTTAGAGTATTAAGTATTAAATGTTAAGTACTAAATCTATAAACAATGACAAATACAGAATTACTTAAAAAAGCCATGAGTAATAAAACAACATCAGCAAAGTCTAATTTTTTATCCGATAGAATTATTACTCTTTTAAACTACAGGATAAATCAAGAAGAAAAAAGTTCGAGAATATATAAAGCAATGTCTCTCTGGTTAGATGACAAGGCTTATTTTAATGCTAGTAAACTTTGGGATAAATATTCAGGTGAAGAACTTAAACATGCTGAATGGGCAAGAGAACACTTGCTGTCTTTTAATATAAGACCTGAAACACAACCTATCGAAGAAGTCCCTAATGATTTTACAGGTTTAGATGATATTATCCGTAAAACTTTAGAACATGAAATCTTAATTACACAGCAATGTAAAGACCTTGCTAAAACATCTCAAGATGAAGGTGACACTCTGACATACACTCTTGCGCACAAGTATTGTGCAGAACAAGTTGAAGAACTTAAAAATTCTTGGGACAAAATGAATCTTTTAGAAATTTATGGAACAGAAAAATTAAATTTGGTATTACTTGACCAAGCACTATCAAAATATTTATAAGATATGTATATCTATAAAATAAAAAGTCTGATAAACAGCAAAGTTTATATAGGGGTAACAAAAAATTTTAATGTGAGGCGTACTGGACATTTTACAAGATTAAAAAACAACAAACATTATAATGTGTTGTTACAGAATCATTATAATAAATATGGAAAAAATGAAAAACCAAGTACAATTTTTAGTTTTGAATTAATTGAAACGTGCGAAACAGTTGAACATGCTTTTACACAAGAAAAGTATTGGATACAATATTATAATTCTCACGATAGAACAAAAGGATTTAATTTGACAGAAGGTGGAGAAATGAATTGTTGGAAGCCTGAGCATATTAAAAAAAGAAAAGAAACAGTAAGAAATCAACAAAAACCTATTTATATTTATAATATATGTGGAAAGTTTGTTGGTAAATATAGAAGTATTATTGATATTTCAGAACAAATGAATCTAAATAAAAACGCTGTTTCAAACGCTTTAAATAGAGGTATTAGATATAAAAATTATCTCTTCTATCGAGAAAAGAAAATATTTGACAAATACACACCTCAACAATCTGGAATAATAGTGTATATTAACGTATATAAGAACAATATACTAATAGATACCATAAAAGGTTTGAAAGAATGTGCTGATAAGTATAATATAAAATATAATACTTTAAATACTTATTGTAGAAGAGGTACTGTATTTAATGGATTAAGATTTGAAAAGAGTTATCTTTAATAAAATTTAATATGGATAAAATATCAAAAATGGGTTTTAAAGATTCTTCTCCTTATAAGAATCGAAAGAAACTTAAAATTAAGTCAGATTCAATAACTATGAAAGGGGTGTCCCAACCTTTGATTGGTGTTTCTGATAAAGGAGAATCTAAGATTATGCTTCCCGATCAAGACTACAATTTTAACAACGCAGATTATGTTATGGAATATCCATTAAATAAATTAAAAAAAGGAGGATACTTACCTCTTCTTCAGAATTATTTACCTACTATTCCAGAAGATCAGCAAGATAAACTTCTTGATACTCTTGATGCTTTACCTGAACAGGAGAAGTATGACTATATAGAAACTATGATGAATGGAGGCTGCTATAAGTGCGGTGGTAAAATGCAGTCAGGAGGACAAACTCCTACTTATCCTGAATTAGGTAGAGGTAATGTAGAAGTAGAAGATCAGGAAACAGCCAAACTCCCTGATGGAAAATTAGTAAAGTTTGAAGGAGATACTCACGAACAAGGTGGTATTCAAACAGAACTTCCGGGAGGTACTGTAATTTTCAGTGACCATATCAAAGCACCTAAAGAAATAACAGAACTTGTGTTAGGTAAGAAAACTAATAAGAAATACTCTTATGCTGATTTAAGCAAAAAGTTCCCAACTCAAAAGAGTATGAATATTCTTAAGAATCCAGATTCCGATGAATATCAAATCAATACTGCTGAAATTACTTTAAACAAGAATCAAGCAATGTTAGATACGATATTCAGTGCTCAAGAAATGGAAAAGCAAATGAAAGGAAATAACAAAAAGTTTCAAGCAGGAGGTTTTATAAACCCTAGAGCATATAGACCTAATTCTCCATACAATCCTGAATTTAAAAAATCACCAGAAATAGATTGGTCTTTTCTAACTGGTGTAAATACAAGTCCCAATATATCTGGACAAGGAGAGGATTACTATAATGACTATCCTGCTGTTCATACAGAACCTTCACCTACTGTAACTACAGGTGTTGTGTTACCTAGACCTCTGACTCTTGCAGATACAAGTGTACCTCAGTTTGAAGTACCTACTGATCTTCAATTGGTTATGCCCGAAAGAAATAAAAAGACTGCTGTTTTACCCAACACAAAAAGAGGAATAAAGCCTAAACCTAAAAGTGTTTCTCCAATACAAGTTCCAGAAGATGATTTTAAAGGAACTACTCTTTTACCTTTTGATCCTCTTCCTCAAAGAAATCCTAGTTTGCAATCTATTGGTTCTGGTAATTCAAGTAATTCAGGTAGTTCTGAAAGAGATAACACAAATTTAAATCCTTTTGAATCTCAAGACACAGAAGATTATCCAGGATTTGTAAAAAGCAGAGGTAAAAGTAAGTTTGGAATTAACCCTAAACTTGCTGGTACAATAATGGATATAGGTCTTGCTATGTCAGACAATCTAAATGTAGAATCTCCTATTCTGTTTAACAACAAGACCTATCCTATTTTTAACAGGTTTGTGAAGTTTGACAGTAAAGAACCCGGAAGAAATCTTGCTTTGTCTGTACAACAAATTCAAAACTCTAATATGCCTGAACAAGTTAAACAGGCACAAATTGCTCAGTTAACTGCTCAAGCAAATGAACAACAAAGTCAAGTAGATTTTGGTAATCAGCAGAGATACGAACAGAAACAAGAAAGAGATACCAACAAACTTCAGCAGTACATGGATAGAAACACAATGGTTGGTAATCAAGACCTTGAAAACTATCTTCAAAGAAAAGGTAGAGTAGAGTCTTTAAAGAACGAATTTAAAGCAAGAAGAAAATCTAACATTGTAAATTCTATCAGAGGATATGCTGATTATGCAGATACTCTAAACTTACAAAATCAAATCTACGCAGATAATTATAAAGTAAATCCTATTACAGGTCGTGTTGATTTTACAGGTGCTACACAAGACCCTCTTAAACAACAAGAACTATTAATGGCACAATACCAAAGTAATGCTCAAAATCAAATATCTTTGCCCAATGGAGCAACCATGACTGTTTTAGGAAATGGAAATGCTGTAGTAGTTGACGCAGATGGTAAAGTTCAGATAGTAAAAACGAATCAATAATATAAAATGGCAGAATTTTACGTTTCACCTTACGTAGATAATCTTGCGTTACCTAATTATAAAACGCAGAATTACGATACTACTTTAGAAATACAACTGCTTCAAAAAAAGCAAAGTGATTATAATACTGTATTGCAAAGAATGTCAAACTTGCAATCTACAGCATTAAATATATCTATGTTGAATCTGAAGGGTAAAGAAAAGTTAGATCAGTACAATAATGAAATAAATGAAATGTTAAGCCAAGACCTTGGTGATTTAACTGATCCTCAAATACAGTCTCAAATAGCAAACACATTTACTAAGATTTCTAATGACTCAGATTTAAAACAAAGGAGTAAACTTTCTAAACATTATCAGACCCAATTAGATAACATAGAGAGAATGAGGTCTTCAAAAGACCCTACTAAAAGTGGATACAATTCTGTTAACGAAACAGTGTTTAGAAAATGGGAAGGTGGTCTTGAAGATTTTATGGTAGCCAATGACATAACAGGTTTTAATACCAAGGCTCAATCTTACACTCCTTATAAGGACATAGATCAGAAGTTAGTTAATCTTACAAAGTTGCTTCATGCAGAAGAAAGTACAACATTAAGTCCTGCTTCTACAGGCTATACCTTGCTTGAGTCTGAACAAGGGGTAGATAAAAATCGTATTAGAACTTTATTGCAAAGTTCTTTAGATCAAGATGAGTTGAGTCAAATGGAAATTCTAAGTAAATACAGAATTCTTCAACAAGGACAAGACACAGGACTTTTGTATGATTCTTATGACAACTGGATTAAAACAGAAAATCAATATACTAAAAATCAACTTGAGAAAGCAAAGGCTTATATAGAACAATTTAATCCTAAAAACATTGATCCTAAATTAAGCAAAGAAGAAAGGGCTGCTAAAGAAGCACAATACGTTGCATTACAACAACAGTATTCTGAACAAGAGCAAGAATTAAACAGGAAGATTGCTCAACAAACAGTTAACACTTTGAGTAAAGAAGAATGGCTTAAGAAAAGCCCTAGTGAAATACTTCCTTATGTAAATCAAATGACTGTTGAAAGTTATGTAAATGGTATTTCTGAATCGTCGAAGTGGAAAAACGAAGTTAAAAAAGTAGGTACTGATGAGGCATATTTTTCAAATCGTAGGTTGAATGTCATGGAAGAAAGATTGAATTGGGACAAACAAATGGATAATGCTAAACTTAATCTTGAGTACGAAAAGTTAAAAACACAAAGTATTAAGGATGCTAAAGATGCTAAAGAAAAAGACCCATCTTATGCTACACCTATAGATATATTTAAAAGTCCCGAGACTATTATTTCTTCTTGGGACAATTTTACGTCTTTAGCAAAGGAATTTAAAAACAAAACCGCACCTATCATAAGTAGTAAAGATCAAAATGGAAACGCACTAATAGACCCTAAGAATCTTACTAACGATCAGTGGTTAAATGAAAACCAAAGCAACTATGAGGTACAGTTGTGGAATGCTTATAAAGCCAAACATTATGACACAGCCTTTACTGACACAGATAGGAGAAAACCCAACATAAACGGATTTATAGCATTTAAAACACAAGTTGAAAATGGAGATCATAAAAATGATCCTGCTATTCAAACAGTGTATTCTGCTTTGAAACATGACCAGCAAATTGCAGACTGGTTAACAGAAACAAGTAATGAAGTTGCAGGAGTAGTTAACAATCAAACTAAGGTGCAGGATGTTACAAATGGCGTTCATTCATTAGGTGATTATGCAAGACAACATGGTTGGAATGGACAAGGAGAAATGGTATTTGGTATCAGAGATGGACAGGGCTATAAGAGTATGACTTGGAGTGAAGTTAAAAAAGAATACAACAAAGTCATCAATAGTGGAACAGGTACAACTCAAGGAGGTGGTCCATTAGCATCAACTATAGGACAACCTAATTATGCTTCATCCATTTTACAAAATGATCCTGATTTTTTCCAATTGGTAGGCAAGGCTGTAGCACAAGAAACACAGAGTACCAAAATGATTCAAGATATTTACGCTAGTAAAATGCCTCAGATATTCCAAGGTAAACAAATGGTTGCTCTTGATGATAAAACTCGTACTCAATCAATAGGTTATATAAACAGTGCTATAAAATTAAGTTCTGGTAGTGCTCCTGTAAGTATAGACCCTACTCAAGTAACTAATGTGAGTGTTCCTTTTGGAGTTGGAGAGTATGGAGGTTTTTCTATTTCTGAAAAAGAAGCAGAAAGACTTAAGAACAATGGTGCTAAAATAGTAACTGTAGGTGGAGTAGAAGAAGAACCTAAACCTAATGTTTGGTACAAAGTTCCTATGCGGCCTGTTGCTCAATACGATATTCTTTATAACGAATTGTTTGAGAAAAAAGGTGTAATTGAAGAAAACATAAGTGGCCATAAAGTAAGACTCACAAGTATTCCAAATAATTCAAATTATCTTTATCTTTATATTGATGGTAGTACTCCTCGTAGCGTACCAAAAAGAGATATCAATTTAATTCTAGGTGAGGTGAAACAAGGAATCCAGATGTTAAGTCAAGCCACTCAACCACCAAGCAAATAATTATGCCTGATATATTTGATTTTATAACAACCAGAAATGAAGTTCAGGAACCTTTAAAAGACATTGGCAACTTGCCAGATTTAAAGGCTGTTCCTCAAGTAAGTTTAATTCCTACTGTACCTGCAAATTACAGAATAAGTTCTGATGCTAATCAATCTAAAAATAATCCTGAATCTCTTATAGATAATTTAGCACAAAGAATTAGTGCTCTTCCAGATAGCAGACCTGCATATGAATATACTGCTGGACAAGAAAGAAGATATTCTAATCCTAATCTTCAGTACACTCCTTCTAATACGTTGGGTACTGACACAGAAGATATTTATGGTAGAAAGCAAGGAGGAGGAGAACAACTTTGGAATTCTGTAGTTAAGTTTGGTGCTAACACTGTTGGTACTTTTGCTTCTTCTTTTCTTACAGTACCGAGACAATTAGATGCTGTAAGATCAGGAGAGTTCAACAAGTTTTTTAAAGATGATGGTGTATTTGAAGGAGTACAGAATTGGCTTACAGGACTTGAAGATAAATTTCCTAACTATTATACACAGTGGGAAAGAGATCATCCTTATAAATCTGCTATTCCTTTTTCTGGTGGTGCAATGAACTTTTGGGGTGACAAGTTTTTAAAAAACGCAGGTTTTACTGTAGGTGGTCTTGCTGCTGGTTTAGTTGCTGATGCTGCTATAGAATTAGCAACAGGAGGTACTGCTACACCTGCTACATTTATTTCAGTAGCCAATCATTTAAATCAGGCTAAGAACAGAATGTTTCAGGCCATGAGAGGTTTGAACAAGGCTGCTATGGCAGGTAAAATAGATGATGTAATAGGAGCAGCAAAAGTAGGAGGTCTTTACACAGGAATACAAGCAAGTCAAGTGCCTCTTAAGACAGGACTAAGGTTTGCTGCTACATCTTATTTTGGAGCACAAGGAGAGAGTTTTATTGAAGGATACCATACTTACCTTGATACAAAAAAACAACTCCTTGAAGAAGCAATAAACAGGGGTGAGACAGATTCTAATACTCTTGAAGAAATAGAACAGAGAGCACAGGATGCAGGTAAGTTAACAACTGCATTTAATCTTCCTGTGTTGATGGCTTCTAATTTACTTCAGTTTCCAAATCTTTTATATGGAAAGGGAGCCTTTGCTAAAAGCAATCCTTTTATTAAGACTGTTCTAGGTAAAGAAGGTCTTGAAGCAGTTAATAATTATTCTTTTAAAAAAGACTTGAGGAGATGGGCTTTAGAGTCTTTTAAAGATTCTTCTGCTGAAGGTTTAGAAGAAGCAAGCCAATACTTTATCAGTAATTCTTTACATGATTATTATGTAGATAGACTCAACGCTAATACTAAAGGAGAACTTTTAGACTTTGTTTACAATAACGCACCTAAAGTTTTAAGTGATCCTCATCTTTACGAAGAGGCTTTCTTAGGAGCCTTGTCAGGGTTTATGATGGGAGCACCGGCTACTATTCCTAATTTGATTAAAGGTAAAAGTAGATATGATTCTCTGACTCAAAATCTTAATAATGTCTACGGAAGATTTAATCAGACTACTAAAGATTTTACTAATAATATAGAACTCAATGGGTTAACTAAACCAGAAGATGTTCAAATAGCAGCACACAAGGCTTTATATTCTACAGTACATGATTCTTTAAAGTTTGGTACTTACGAATCTTTTATAGACTCACTTGAAGATTTAAAAACTATAGACTTAGATTCTTATAATCAAAGTTTTCAAACAGAGTTTAAAGATGATTCTGAAAAACTTGCTCACATCCAATCTCTTATTGGTGAGGCTGTAAGTGTAAAAAATGACATTGAAAAGGTAAACCAATTTTATCCTACGAATCCTTATACTAGTTCGTACTTAGGTAGAAAAGTAAGAGATGCTTTCTCTGATAAGAGTGAAGCGGAACTTAACAACATTCAAGAGAATTTATTTCAAGAGTTTAAAGAAGTAGTGGGTTATAACCAATCTCTTCAAAGAATTACCAAAGGAAAGATACTTGCTACTGAATCTAAACTTAAAAACCTTGGTATAAAGAACGAGTCTATTGAGTACCTTGCAAATCTAAGTAAAAGTCCAAAGGGACTCTTTCAATACTCAAGATGGAAGAAAACTCAAATAGATGACCTACGAAAGAATAAAGCATACTATGAGAAACTGGTAAAAGAAGGTACAGATGAATCTCTTAAACCTACAGAAGAGTTAGAGAACGTGACTAAGAGGTTACAAGAAGTAGAATCTTTCTACAAAAGAATAGACAAACTCTACCAAAAGTTTGTAAAAGACCCTAAAAATGAAGAGTTACAAGATACAATTAGAGCAGAGGTAATCTTTGAAGAAACTGACGAAACACAAAGAGAAAGGTTTAAAGAGGAAAAGATCAAACAGGTTAAAGAATTTGAAGAGCAAAATCAGACTAAGGCTAAGTTAGAAGAAGAAGAAATTGATTTGAACAAACCTGATTCTAAAACAGCAGAACAGATTCTTGATCTTAACGAAGAAGCAGATCATAACAAGCCTCCTCAGATAGTTTCAGAAGAGTCTGTGCCTGAACCTACTATAAGAAAGAACTCTTGGATGAACAAGTACACAGAAGGTGAGACTCTTGTTCATAACAAACAGTCTTTTATTATCCAAGCAAAAACAGAAGACGGACTTATAGTTAAAGACTTAAGTGGAGCAGAATACTTAGTAACTAAAGAAAAAGATAAACTTAAGTTTACTTCAAGTATAGGAGAGATGGGAGTAAGTGAAACTCCTACACCAGTAGAACCAGCAGAAGAAATACCTTTTCCTGAAGAACCTCTTACAGATAGTTCTAAAGAACCAATTGAAATAATAGAACCTTTAGAACAACCTTCTATAGAACAAATAACTGAACCAAAAGCACAAGAACTAACATTAGGAACAGAAGAATTTACTTGGGAACAAATATTTAATCAAAGTAATTCTGTTTGGGTTCCTGTAAGTTCTGGATTAAATTCTAATTTTGTATACTCTAAAGAAGGAGACCTGGTAAAGAAAAGAACTTTTGAAAACGGTAATGTAGGAGATAGAAAATATACTTTTACACAAGAGAACAAACAACCTAATTATATTAAAGGTAACTTTGTGCAACTTATTCGTGGAGATGAAGTAATCATTTCTAAAACTCAAGAAGAAGTAATACAAACAGAAACAAATAAACAAATTAAATCTTTCTTAGGTAAGAACTACTCAGAAAGTTATGCTAAGGTTTTAGAAACCAATATAGCATTAGGAAAGATCAAACTAATATGTTAAATGATAGAAAAAGAAAATTTTATACCAGAGTTTACAGAAATTCTAACAAGTGAGGGTTGGCTTGAAATTAGTAAATGTAATTTCAAACAACCTATTTTACTTATTAGAAATGGTAAGTTGGTTTATTTAAAACCTAAATTGTTTTCTTCTTACTTATATAAGGGAGATTTGGTTCAAATAGAAACAGAAAGTTGTTCTATTTTTTTAAAACCTTCTACAATTATTTGGGTAAATGATAAACCTAAAAAAGCAAATCTTGTGAGAAAAGGAGATTACCTTGATAAATATTTTTTACACCAAGAAGTAGTTAAAACTCATACAGGTCTTTGGGAAGGTAAAGTTTATTCTATGCAATTTGAAACTGATCTTCTTTGTTTACTTCCTATTAAGTTTGAACAAGACTACTCTTTAATAGCCATTTAATTAAATTATGAAGTGTAAACTTAAAATATACGACCCTACTCTTTCTTATTATTTAGGAAAAGATTCTTTTGAGTCCTACAAAGACTTTAAAAATACTTTTGAAAACAAGTTAGTAGAAGGGACATTTCCTTTGGGTAATAAAATCGTATCCGTAAACAAAACTGAAACAGGATATGAAATTGAAGGTCAGACTTTTGACGGGATTAATTCTTTGATTCAGTTGAATCTTTCAGGTTTAATAGATACTAATCAACCAGAGTTCCAGTTTACAAGACTATTAGAAACTTATAATTTGTACTTAGATAAGTACAAACAAGACTACATAGACAACAAAACAAAAGTGCAGGATGAGTATTTTCTTAAAAGTTTAATGGGCTTTTACGAAGGCTTTCCTGTCTCTGATGAGTTTAGGGAAACAGGTGTTTATCAAGGATACTTAAGTAAAACTCAAGAAATCGAAGACCTCTTAGAAGGAATTGAAGATTCACTTAAAGTATCAGATCAACTTCCTACTAATGAATCAGAACTTTGGAACCCAAGAGAAGAACCTTTTTATGTTTATACTCTTACTAAACTTTATAAAACTTCTGACAAACCAGTTTTGGAATCAGAAGATACCTTAAGTATTCTTAGGGCTAAAGTTATAGATGAAGTTTCTAAATTAGAAGGAAGAGAATTCTTTGTAAGACTTGAACTTGACTCTGCTTTGAATATGCAAACTGCCGAACCTGATCCTACTTGGAAGTGGGGTGTGGTTGCTGTTCTTTACGAGAGAGTAGGAAACGAGTACAAAAGAGTTTATGTTCAAAACGATAAAGGAGAAATAACTACTGATGTAAAAAAGGCAGGTTCATTTGGTGCTAATCAATCTAAAAACTTGACTTTTACTGTTCCTAAATTTACAGGCAAAGAGGCTTACTCCAAGATTAATTTGGATGCAAGAATGGCTCTTAAAGAAGCAAGAGATAATGCTGAAAAAGAACCTTCTCCTTATTATCCTCTACAAGGATTTAATCAAGAATATCCTAAAAGCAAGACTGGAATTACAGTAGATGAGTTTGCACAAGACACTCCTGTAAGACTTAGAATAGCAGATGAAAAGAACAAAATATTCTATGCAGGTAATTTATTTGTAGAGTTTGCTGATGGTGAAAAGGCTCCTTTAAACAGAATGCCTTTGAATGAACAGTGGCAAAAACTTGTTCTTAACCTAATTAACTTTGAACATGAACCTGCTAATGTAGAAAAGGTAGTTAACTTCTTAAACACTCTCTTAAACTATCAGGGTGGGGATGTGAGGTTTATTAACCGCAATGGTAAAATTGTAGTTTATAGATACGCTAAAAAGATAGAAGGTAAATGGGTAAGAGTAAGTGAAGAAGTTCCTAAAAATGAAATAGCAGACCTTTTAGAATATGCTCGAATAGGAGTTAGAAAAAACTTACTTGAACAAGATGATATCACAGAGATTCCTTATATTCAAGATGATACTCTGAAGTTTAAAAACTTTGATAAAAACGATTGGATTAAGTTTTACAAACAGCATCATACTACAATAGCCCGTCAAGTTCAAGTAGGAAGTAAAAAGTGGTTTGGTCCTATTAAGTCCTTACTCTTTAATATAGAGTCTCCTGTTAGCCAACTTATCAACGAACAACAAATTCAGATTCAAAATCCAAGACTCGGTGATATTGAAATAGAACCAGATCAAGAGATTAATGTCTTGACTATCTTGGATAACATAGAGTCTTTGGTAAACCAGACTTCTGGTAGTACAAGAGATATTTTACAAATCCTTGGAATATTAAGTCAAGAAGCAAGACAATCTTTTGAAGGAAAGAAAATAGTATTCAAGACAGGTATGCCTGCAACCTTCAAAGGTTCTTATGGTGATAATTTGGTTACTATTAACTATGATTTGACTCCTGATATAAACCACGTAGGAGATGTTCTTGCTCATGAATTAGTACATGTAGCAACTGCACAGTGGCTTCAAAATAATCCTTTAGACCCACTTACTCAAAGGCTTGAGGGCTTACTTGATTTAGTTACAGGTATTCCTGAATACAATAGGAACATTTACGAATTATTGGCTTCTTTGAGTAATCCTACTATAGCAGAACACCTTAAAACAATTAAAGTAAAAGACAAATCTTTACTTGAAGAAATAATAAATGTAGTAAAAGATATCTTAACTAAAGTATTTGGTCTTGAAAACGTCCAAAAAAATGATAAGAATCTTTACGATGAATTAGTAACTAAACTTGTAACTATTGGTATGAAACCAGTTACAAGACAAACCCCTGATGTTTTAAATCAACAAAAAAGTAGATCAGGACTTAAAAAAAGAGATGTTCCTAATCTTCCTTTGGGTTATGACCAAGAATCTTTAGATGCGTTTCAAGAAAAACTTGGTCAAGAAAAAGAAGACAAGACCTTTCTTAAAAATATAGTAGAAAGCATTGATGCTGATCTTGCACAATACATTCATAACAAAGGTTTGTTGTCTGATTTTATAGCAGGAAGACTTGACTTTGAAGTTGCTTTTACTCACTTGTATAATCAGTATGTTGATGAAGATGATTTGATTGCAGAACAAGGAATCAAACTTACACCTGCTCAACAGAAATTCTTTGATGCTTTAGCAGATTTTGATTTTCTTAAAGAATACTGGATTGAAAACACAGGATTTGCTAAGATCAAAAAAAGCAAAGCCCCTAAGGTAAAAGAAGAACTTACTCAAGAAGACTTGGATGTAAAAGAAATAAGAGATGAAGAAGTAAAACTTCCCGAAGAAGAAGATAGTGAATCAATGGAGCAGAAGGAGGTGAAAGATATGATTGTGGATGGAGGTAACGAAGATAAAATCAGTGATAGAGAAAGAGGAGCAGAAACAAGTTCTATTGATGCTGCTGACAAATTGAGCAGAGCATTTGTTAAAATGATTCCTGCTATTGAAAGAAATAGCAACGGTACTACCAAGATTTATACAGAAAATGAAATTGATGATTCTGGTCATTTTGTATCGACTCCTTATGGATTTATTAAATATAAGACCAATCAGTTAGGAAGAATTCAAGGAAGTGATTATTTTAACACATGGAATACTATAGCAAATCATCTTGAAGGATGTCTTTCTTTAGAAGAAATGTTTGAAAAGATAGATAACACTCCTGAATTGTTGGATTTGATTCCTGAAATATTTGTCTTTAAAGATAGATTGAATCAACCAATTACTAATCCATTTCAGGCAGAAGTAAGGGCTAAATTAGAAACAGCATTTAAAAGAGTAAGAGTCAATGTTTTTATTCTTCTTAAAGATAAGAATAATACGTACTCTCTTATCAACGAGAGTAATGACTTTATGCCTACAGCAAAACGACAAATTAATACTAAGTTCTTGGACAACCTCAAAGAATTAGATAAGTATTATGACAGAGACAAAGGAGAATTTAAAATCAAAGAGTTCTTAGATACCTTTAATTTTAAGAAAGATGACGGGACACTTGACTTAGACAAGATAGAAAAGAATATGACTATCTTACCTAAGTTAGGATTTGAATTTCATGACAAAACTATCACAGGTCAAGACGGATTTAAAACCAATGAGTACTTAGAGTTTAAAAAGAACTTGGTTAAATTCTTGAATGAGTTTGATACTATTCCTGTTAGTATAGCGGAATTTGTTACCAAAGACCAAAGAACAGCAACTAAAACTGTTAAAGGTCTGAACAACTTCTTTAAAAGAGTTTATGAACTTGAAAATGAAAACGCACCATTAAGTGTGAGTTTAATGGTTAAGAATGCTGAAGGAGAAAACCAAAGTTCTCTTTCAACTTTTAATACTTTGCTTCAAACTAAAGTACATTATAATAACGCCAAAACAGAATTAGAACTCAACGAGTTAGTTCCAAGAACTAAGAACCCTCTTTTTAAGTATTCCTTATCAAGGAAGATTTTGTTTAAGAATGGTCAGAGAACCAGCAGATATGTTCAGTTGGAAAATCTTAACGGTTATAAAGTAGAACAAGAAGGTTCTTCAAGTAAAGGGGCTTTGTTAATAGACCTTGAAAATGCTGACTGGATTACTACCAACTTTATAACAATGATTAAAGGAGGTCTGATAGAAAACACCAGAGCAGAAACAGCATCTACTACTTATGCTTTTAAACTGAATGACTGGAATTCTAACTTAGCCGAAAATAGAAAAACACCTTTTAGTATTAATGAAATAAAAGGTATTTTTAAAGAAGGTAAGATTAATTTCGAGACTCAAGAGAGTCCTGTATTTATTCAATGGCTTGATTACTTGAAAGGAGAGTTAGAAAGAGTTAAACTAAATGGTAAGCCTTTTGGTCTTTTTTCTGACATTTTCACTAAACAAGAACAGGAGTTGCTTTTAAGTACAGGAGTAGATGCCAACATTCCAATAATTCAAGAATCCTTTGGTAACTTCTTTACTAACCAGTACAAAGAATACTCTGATCTTTTCAGAGAAGCAGGAGGATTTGAAGGAATACTTCCTAGTCATCAGACTAAAAATCCAGAAGGTAAATATGACAGAGACCTTTTTAGTACTATTTATCCTAATGGTCAAGACCTTAGTAAAGAATATTTAGCGTTTTATACTCTTAATCTCCTTACTCTTCACGTAGAAGAAACAATACTTTTTCAAGGAGATATAAGCGAATCTCCTAAATACTTTAAAAGAGCAAAAGGTGTTCAGTCTACTGGAACTCCATTAAGTAAAAGTGAAGAACTCACAAAATTCTTACAAGAAGAACTTAACAAGAATTCTTTTGGTAAATTATTAGGAACTCCTTTACAAGTAGGCAGGAACTTTAGATCATCTACTATTAAAGATGATGAAAAAGAATCTGCATATTTTAAATCCAATCAGTTTCAAAAAGGATACGTAGAGTCTAAAAAGGCTTATAATGAAGCAGTGGGAATTAATCAAACTGATGAAGAAATCCAACAAGAATTAAATTTGCTTGATCCTTATAAAAAGAATAACATCGGTGATGGTGATGCTTTTGTAAGTCCTGACTTTTATTTTTATCTCTTAAACAAAGTAGGTTCTATCAACCAAGATCAAATCGTAGGTTACAACGCACTTGTTATAGAGTTCAAAATGAACATTGACAAGTATTTGAGTAAAGAACAAATTCAAGAACTCAAGAATAGTGGAATTGATTTCACCATAACTGAAAAGGAGAAAGAGACTTATAAAGAAGGAATGAAACTTATCGAAAAGGGTAAGGCTATCTTTCCTAAACTTAAATGTATTTACAGAGGTAACGGATTTCAAGAAGGTGTAGAAGAAGTAGTCCAGAAAGAAATAATGGATAAGTTTGCTCTTACTCCAATGTTTCCTCAATTCACAAAAGGTAAGCCTGTTGCTACTGAACTTTTAATCCAGATGCTTAAGGGTGGTTACGGATATGTAAAATTTGAATCTGGTACTAAAATAGGTTCTTTTGGAGCAGTTGATTTGATTAACCAGATTGAATCAGGTAACTTAAATGTAAGTATTGGGGATTCTAGCCACTTACTTCAAGAAGAGTTGCTTAGAGAACAGATTAAAACTCCTGAGAAAGTTAAAGAAGAAAACACTTTTGGTTCACAATTTAGAAAGTTGATTCTTTCTTCTATTTATTCTTTAGAAGGTAAACCTTTAAAACTTGACAACGAGAGTACAGCAGGAGAACTTGTAGAAAAATGGGAACAATTAAATCAGGAGTTTTCTCAACTTACTAAAATAGATGTACTTGGTAGATTCGGTATCACTGAAACTGATGGTCAGTGGGACTACTCTAATATAAATTACGTTAAAGTAGCAGACATTCTCTTAGAAGAGTCAGAAAGAAGAGACTTACCAGAGAACCTTAAAGTATACTTCGACAAGTATAAACAAGGTAAACTTAAAGGGTTAGAACTCTCTAATTTCTACAAATACTTTGAGTCTTCTTTTGGAAACCAGCAAATTCAGACTCTCCTTGCATCTATTATTAAAAAGATAGCAGTACAGAAACTTAGTGGTGCTCAACTTGTACAAATAAGTGAATCTATATTTGATAGACAACTTGCTAATAAGTCTGGTAAGACCAGAGAGTTAGGCTTCTATCATTTTAAAGATGGAAAGGTACAAGCAGCAGAATGTAAAGTATCAATGATAGGTAGTTTTAAAAACCTGTTTAATCTACCAGAAATTAAGGAGAAAACTACCAAAGAAATGTCTATACTTGAAAAAACAGACATTCTCAATGACCTTCTTTTGGATGATAGTTTCGTAGAGAAATATAAAGACCAGTTAACAATCATAGGGTACAGGATTCCTACACAGGGACTTAACTCTATGGAAGTTATGGTTATACGTGAGTTTTTACCTGCTTTCTATGGACCAGCAATAGTATGTCCTCCTGAAATTACCACACAATCTGGTACTGACTATGACTATGATAAATTGTCAATTATCTTTCCGAGTCTTGACAAAGAAGGTAACTTGAGTACTAAAGGAAAGAAAGGTATCCAGAATCAAATGATTCAAACAAGCAGGGATATACTTTTAGATAAACTTAACTATCACAAGTTAATTACTCCTAATACTAACTCGCTTGTATTTGGTCTTCTTGATGAAATTTTTGACCAATTAGGAGTTAGTACCAAAGATGCTAAAGGAACCAAGATTATAACTCCTTATACTAACTTTCAGAAATTCAAAGCAGTTAAGGGTAAAGGCTTACTTGGTATAGCCGCAGTTTGGAATCCTTCTTATACTTTGATGCAAAGACATGGGTGGACTCTTAACAAGGCTTATCTTAAAGAAATAGGATTTGGAGACCAGAAACAAGACTTGAACATGAATGTAAATCCGATTCTTAATCCTCAAGATGAGATAAAGATTTACAACCCTTTAACTAAGGATGGAATAGCAAAACAAGAAATCATCTCACAGTTGATTAACGTAACTGTGGACATGCCCTCTGATGATAAATTTGGTCACTCTATATTTAACAAGAGTGATATGGGAGCCTTAATCTATACTACAAGTGTATTAGGTTACTCTTTAAGGGATGCTTTTTACTTTTTTCACCAACCTATCGTCTACAGATATAAAGCCCTGTACAATGCAAATGTAAGAGCAGGACTTAAAAACTATCAAGCCAAGATTAGTGCTGTTTATGAGTTGATGGAAGTTGAGTTACCTCTGACTAAAAGTTGGACTAAAGCAGAGTCAGACCTTTATACAGATATCTTCCCTAAAAACGAGAAAGAACTTGATCCAAGTAAGATTTATTCTCTTGTTCCTATTAATGAGATTAACTCTACAAAGTTAGATCAGCAGCAGTTTGCTGTTCTTTCACACTATATGTTAATCCTTGACCAAGCAGAACAAGTAAGAATGGTTCAGAGTGCTTTGAACTTTGATACAAGTCCTGACAACAATATTCAAAAGGTATTTAAAAGACAAGAAAATTATCAGAAGGCGAGACAGGCTAATATCATTAATAAAGAACATATCAATCAGATTTATACTAATTCTGTAACTAGTGGTCTTAACATCAGTAGAGTTCTTAAAGACATTACAACAGAGTTGTTTCCCGTTCTCTATTCTGAGATCAATCAGAATATGTTTAAAGAAGAATCTTTGAATTATAGAGATACAGAAAAGGCTTTCAGATTTTTAAGTAATGACTTTCTTCTCTCCATCTTGCAGAGTTTTGGTCAACACAATGGTAAGTCTGTTTTTGATACTGCTTTAGAGTTTTTACAAGGAAACAAGAAACTTGAACTTGTAAGTCAAGCAGAAGAGATACAGAAAAAATTAAATAAGGAAGGGCTTAGTTATAGGCTCCTTGACATCTTAGTAATTAACATTAGTAAAGAAAGATCAGATAAAGTATTTAATCAGCAAATTTTTCTTGGTTTTGAAAACTCTCCAGCAGATAAAGACAGAATCACAAGAGAGTTTAGACAACTTCTGAAAAGACCTGATACAAGAGAGTTTGCTGAGAATCTTGCTCTTGTAGGAATGATTCAATCTGGTTATTCCAAGAGTCCTATTTATTTCTCTGACCTTATTCCAGAAGAGTTTATTACACCTATTCTTAGTCAAGCATTTGACCAACATAGTCTTTTAAGTGATAAACAAAAGCAAAAGTTCAGAGCAAATTTTATTAAAAGATTTCAAACTCTTAGAGGAAGGTCTTTAGGTAAAAAGGACAGACCTTTTGCAGGAATTTCTTATCCCAAAGAAGACTACAGATTAATGAACTATAAGTTCAATGTAGGTAGTGCTGAATTTGAAGAGGCTCAAGTTGTAGAAGATTTGGGATTAGACAGTGAAGGTTATACTCCTTATGAAGAAATAATAGATGTAGAACCAATAGGAAACATAGCAATGCAACCAGATAATATTGCTATGATAAAATCTGGTAGAAAAACTCAGACAATAAGAACAGATGATCTTAAAGATGGTATCTATAAAATGCCTGATGGAACCTTAGTAGAACTAAAAAATATTTATGGAAGAACTATTAAAGCAAAAGACATTGGAAACAAAGATCAATTTGCTTATAATGAAGGCTTTAAAGATTGGTCTGACTTTGAAAACAACAATAAATTTTCAAAGAGTTTTATTGAGCAAAATGCACCAAGATATGTGTATTCTATTAAGTTAGTAAATCAACCTATATTAGGATTACCTTCTGGTCAAATTCAAGAACAAGGAATACAAGAACCTAAACCTATTCAATTAAACTTCACCAAGGGTAAGAAAGGTATAGGCAAAGAAATTAGTTCTTATAGTGATAATCTTGAGTATGCTCTTACTAATCCAGTATTTACTGCTCCATCAGGTGGAGTATGGAAAAGACCTTGGTCAGAAGGACAAGTTAAATGGAGAAGTTATATGGAGAATGGTATTGACTTTGAAGGTAAAAACTACATTGACGTAGAAGATGCTTATCAAAAAAACAAAGAAAAATATCCAATAGGTCCAATACGAGATGCTTTCATGCAAAGACTTCTTGAGATCAAACTCACAACTTATCCTAAACTTGTAGAAGGAATAGATGCTAAAGGAGGTTTAGAATATTTAACTGATTCTACTCACCAACCTACTAAAAAGAATTCACATTGGGAAACTGGTGGTAATAATGCTTTTATAGGACTTCTTACTAAAGCATACATTAAAGTAAAAGGCTTGAATAACACACCTGTTAAAACAGGACAACAAACTTTGTTTGGATACGATGAACAATCAAAAACTAAATCTTTTATTACAGTAGAATCAGTTAAACAAAAGGGAAACTTTAGAAATAAACCAGTACAATTTGTTGATAATATTTCAACAACAAAAGATAAACCTGTTGCGATGAGAAATACAGGAGAAGTAATATTAATAGATGAAAAAGTATTCAGACAAAAGTTTGAAGAAAAAGCATGGTTAATACCAGCAACTCAATCTGATAATAGTAAAGCAACTCCTTTACACAAAAACGAATTTAAAACATTTGAGGAGTTTTTAACTTTTGCTCTTATTCACGAAGTTAAGCACGATACAATTAAAAAACAGGCTAATGAAACTGTTGGTCAGTATGAAGATAGAATTAATCTTGCTGCTCTTGAAGATTTAAACAGGAACTATAAAGATAGAACAGACCCTCAAGATTTGGAAACAAACACATCTACTAATCCATTTGAATGTTAAAACTATAGGTATGAAATCTTGTGATTTTAAAACAACAGAAGCAAGTACTAAAGCATGGTTTAGAACCAAAGGTTTAATAGACCGCTATTTAAATATATTAGATTTAGGAAAATTTAGAGTTGCTAACAGAGAAATGTCAGAATTATCATTTGATAAATATGGTATAGAAGGTAAACTTTTTTTAGAAGAAAATGAAAAAAAGGCAATCCCCAATACTCAATTATTTCAGCAGATTGATAGAAAAAAAGGAATTAAATACCCAAATAACGAGTGGGTAGATGAACAATCAAAAATTTGTATTAACTTTTAACTGAACTAATCATGTGGAAAATGTTATTAAACTTGCTTATAGACTTTCTCTTGTCTTTAACAAAAAACGAAACAATAAAAGAGAAAGAAAAAATTGAAATTATATCTACAGCAAGTCCTGTGATAGAACCTGTTAGTAACGGGACTATTGTACCTGTTGAAAATACTCAATTGTTATTCAAGCCTCTTGTTGTAGAAAACTATTTACCAGAATCTCAATATTGTAGAGAAGTTACTGATAAGGACATGATTGTTCTTCATCATACTGTTGGTGGTGATTCTAGTTCAAGTTATGCTTATTGGTTAGGAAACAAAGAAAAAGTAGCCACTCATTTCTTAGTTGATAGAAATGGTACAGTTACTAAGTGCTTTGATGAGAAATATTGGGCTTATCATCTTTATGTTGCAAGTCCTGGAAACAGAATTACAAAAAGCCACAAAAGATTAGGCAGTGAATATGATAGAAGAAGTATAGGAATTGAACTTTGTAATTTAGGTCAAGTGACTTTAAGGGATGGTGTGTTTTATGATCTTTATAAAAGAGCAGTTCATCCTGATAAAGTAATTAAAATCAAATCTTATAAAGGATATGAGTATTGGGAAAAATACACAGATGCACAACTTAAAGCAATTGAATATTTAATCTTAACTTTGTGTGATAAATATCCTAAAATTAAAGAGAAAGCAAAACTTCAAACAGATTATTCTGGTATTTCAGAAATATCTCAAGATGCTCTTGAGTTCAGAAAAGGTATTGTAGGACATGCTAATTTAAGAACAGATAAATATGATACTGCTCCTCAACCTCAATTAATTGAAATGCTTAATCAATTACATACTAAACTTTAATTATGACTTGTCAATTACCGTATCATAATAGTAAAGATAACTTAACTGCATTTCTTGCAGAACTTGAAGTTATTAGTGAAACTGGAAATCAAATTCTTGACTTACCTAAGTTTAGAGAAGTAACTAAACAAGTTCAAGATGACCTTCTAAAGACCTATGGTATAAAAGGAAATCCTTTCATTGAAGATGATCTAACAGGAAGTCAGACTTATTATACTGACGATAAGGTATTTGACCAGATAGATCAGATGAGAAAAGATGCTGGTTTATATGAAGATAGGATAGCAGGTTTTTATGTTAAAGGAGAAACTAACCCTGTTAATCTTTCTTTAGATAACCTATATCAATATACTTCTGAAGAGGTAGAAGGTATTGTATCTTCTGAAAAAACCATTAGAGAATTATCTGCAAAAATATCAGATAGAATAGGTCTTCCTTATAAAATAATATCAGATAGAACTCAAAAGTTTAAAGGAAAAATAGAAAATAATGTATCTGTTATTAATTTAGTATATGCTACATTAGATACTCCTGTGCATGAAATATTAGGGCATCCAATTATCAGGGCTATTAAAAATAAAACTATTGACGGTAATACTTATAAATTACCAGAACAAATGTCTGATGGTTCTGGTTGGGCAGTTCAAGTTTATACACAAAATAATTTTGAACCTGAATTTTTTAAAACTGAAAAAGAAGCACTTGATTTTTATAATTCTAAACAAACACAACTATACCAAAACCTACTTAAAGAACTTGAAACTGGTAGAGGTAAAGAAGTATTAGATAGGATTAAGAGGGATTATGTAAATAAAAACCAATATAATAAAGAAGATTTTTCTATACAAGAAGAAGAGCAATTTGATATTGGTGAAGGTAAAAGAATCAAAAGATTTACTATTTTAAATAGTAAAAATCCTTATGCAGCACAAACTATATTTAAAAATAGAGAAGATGCTCAAAAAGAATTAGAAAAATTATCGTCAATACAACCTTACACTTTAGAAGAACAACAAGAAGAGGCTATTGTAGAACTCATGTCACTTATGGCAGCAGATAAATTAAATAAAATAACTGATAAAAATTTAATATCTTTGTTAAAACAATTATTGAAACAAATTAATGATT